GTGAGTAAGAGAATAACAATCGAAGAACTGCAGTCCTACCTCTGGAACTCTGCAGTTCTGCTCAGAACCAACATTGATGCCGGTGCCTACAAGCAGTATATTTTCCCACTTCTTTTCTTCAAGCGCATCTGCGATGTGTACGATGAAGAAACATCTAATGCTGTCGAAGAGTACGGTGATGATGCATCCGAATTTGATGAGGACGAGATCCATACCTTTATTGTTCCGAAGGGCTATCATTGGAATGACGTCCGCGCCGTTTCTGAAAATGTAGGCGTAGCTATCGTTGAGGCGTTCAGGAAGGTTGAAAATGCGAACTCTGATAAGCTGCAGGGCATCTTCGGTGATGGAGCTTGGACCAACAAAAATCGTCTTCCCGACAGGCTTTTGAAAGACCTGTTGGAGCACTTCAGCACGAAAACACTGTCTATTGCCAACTGCCCTGAGGACGAGCTCGGTCAGGGATATGAGTACCTAATTAAGAAATTCGCAGATGACAGCGGCCATACAGCGCAGGAGTTCTATACCAATCGTACCGTTGTCCACCTGATGACTGAAATGCTGAAGCCGGAATCCGGAGAATCCATATATGACCCGACCTGTGGAAGCGCCGGTATGCTCATCTCCGCTATAGCGTACTTGAAAGAGCAAGGCAAGGAATGGCGCAATGTGGCGGTCTATGGGCAGGAGATCAATGCACTGACATCAGCTATCGGCAAGATGAACTTGTTCTTGCATGGTGTTAAGGACTTTAGCATCGTCAACGGCGACACACTTGCTTCTCCCGCTTTCATTGAAAACGGCAAGTTGCAGCAATTTGACCTCTGCCTTGCAAATCCACCTTATTCCATTAGTCAGTGGGATCGAGCCGCTTTTGAGAGCGATAAATACGGTCGCAACTTCTTAGGTGTTCCTCCACAGGGCCGTGCCGACTATGCTTTTCTCCAGCACATTATTGCAAGCCTCAAAGAGGATACCGGTCGATGTGCTATTCTGTTCCCGCACGGAGTCCTTTTCCGTAATGAGGAAAGCACAATGCGCGAGAAACTTGTCCGCAGCGACAGAGTAGAATGCGTTATCGGTCTTGGGCCGAACCTGTTCTACAACTCCCCAATGGAAGCCTGCATCATGATCTGCCGAATGACAAAGCGACCGGAGCGCCGTGGGCAAATCCTCTTCATTAATGCTGTTAACGAAGTCGAGCGGAAGAACGCGCAGAGCTATCTGGAGGACCGTCATATTCAGCGGATCGCAACTGCGTATAAGAATTACTGCGATGATGGCGACTTTGCTAAGATCGCAACCATTCAGGACATTGCCGATAATAACTTTTCACTCAGCATTCCGCTGTATGTCAAACCGGAAGTAAACGAGGAAGAAATCGACACTCGCACGGTTCAGGAGCACTACGACAGTTGGAGAGCAGCCTCGGAAATGATGAAGCTGAGCTATGAGAAACTGAATGCCATGCTGGGAAAGGAGGCCGGAGACAATGAGTAAAGTGAAATTGGGAGAAGTTGCAATTGAACATAAGGAAACCTGCAAAGGCAACAAGGACGGATATCCCATTGTCGGCCTTGAGCATCTGGTTCCGGAGGAAGTGACTCTCACCGCTTGGGATGAGGGCAGCGATAACACCTTCACAAAGATGTTCCGCAAAGGCAACGTTCTGTTCGGTCGACGCAGAGCCTATCTCAAAAAGGCTGCCGTTGCGCCGTTCGACGGCATCTGTTCCGGCGACATCACGGTAATAGAAGCTATCCCGGATCGCATTCTTCCAATGCTTCTTCCGTTTATCATTCAGAATGATGAACTGTTTGACTTCGCTGTTGGTAAATCCGCTGGGTCCCTCTCTCCCCGTGTAAAGTGGGAGCATCTGAAAAACTATGAGTTTGAACTACCTGATATGGATAAACAGCGTGAGCTCGCTGAGCTTCTGTGGGCTATGGACGCCACGAAAAAATCCTATCAGAAATTGATTGCAGCGACGGATGAGCTGGTGAAATCTCAATTTATGGAGCAGTTCGGTGACCCCAAAAACAACCAGAAAGGTCTTCCGGTTCTGAGTATTGGACAATTTGGAAAAGCAAAGGGTGGCAAGCGGCTTCCCAAAGGGGAATCCTATGCAGACTGTGCAACTAACTATCCCTACGTTCGTGTTATTGATATGGTCAATCATTCAGTGAACATCCCAGCACTGGTTTATCTTACTCAGTCCACTCATGAGAAGATTGCAAAGTATACTATTAGCTCCAAAGATGTTTACATCAGCATTGCAGGGACTATAGGACAGGTTGGGGCTGTCCCAGATTCAATAGATGGTGCCAACCTCACTGAAAATGCTGCCAAAATTGTTCTCGACAAAGATTCTCCTGTGGATAGAGACTATCTAATCTGGTACCTGTCATTACCAGCAGGCGCAGAACAAATTGAGGAAAAAACGATGCACACAACGCAGCCCAAATTGGCGTTATACCGAATTGAGGAAATAGAGGTTCTCGTGCCACCAATTGAAGAGCAGCGCAGTTTTGCGGCTTTCATCCGTCAGAGCGATAAATCAAAATTTGAACTGGAACAAACACTCTCAGAGCTGACAGCCACCTATAAACGCATTATTTCTGAGAACCTTGGGTAATTGATATGGTCATGAAGTTTCCTCCGGCTCGTGGGGATACCGGAAACGGAGGATAATGAAAAGGAGGAAACTACCATGATCAATCAAGTTATTACAAGCATCCGGAATGAGCTGCATGATGTTCTGGACGAGAATCAAATGAAACTTCTTTCGGAAGTGTTGGAAAAATATCTGCTTCCCTTAGAATCAGCAACGTCCAAGAGCAAGAACGAAAAGAATGACATGCTGCCAGTTTTCATCTCTGCAAAGCGTGTAGAGGGATGTTCAGAAAAATCCCTCCGCTACTACGAATCTACGATCCGAAACATGCTGGAATGCATCGGCAAACCGGAATGCCAGATAACAACCGAGGATCTTCGCTCCTACCTTGATACATACCAGCGTCGAGGAACCGTGAGCAAAGTCACTCTTGATAATGTGAGACGCATTCTCTCATCTTTCTTTGCATGGCTCGAAGACGAAGACTATATCGTCAAGAGCCCTGTTAGGAGAATCCACAAAGTGAAGACCGGCAAAACAGTCAAGGAGACTTACTCTGATGAATCGTTGGAGCTGATGCGTGATCACTGCGATAATGCAAGAGATCTGGCCATGATAGATCTGCTGGCTTCAACCGGCATCCGTGTCGGGGAGCTCGTAAAGCTCAATCGCAGTGATGTTGATTTTGAAAACAGGGAATGTATTGTTTTCGGCAAGGGAAACAAACAACGCAAGGTTTATTTCGATGCCCGGACCAAAATCCATTTACAGCGATACCTTGCGGAGCGCACTGACGCCAATGAGGCTCTATTCGTCTCGCTACTGAAGCCTTATGGTAGGCTGCAGATCAGCGGTGTCGAGATTCGACTTCGCAAAATCGGTCGTGAGTTGAACTTCCACAAGGTGCATCCTCATAAGTTCCGCAGGACGCTGGCTACAATGGCAATTGACAAGGGCATGCCCATCGAGCAGGTACAGCAGCTTCTCGGCCACCAGAGCATTGATACCACGCTCCAATACGCTATGGTGAACCAGAACAACGTGAAGGAATCACACAGAAAATACATCGGATAAATAGGAGGATCGCTATGGGAGATAAAATCATTTACAGACTGGATGATGAAATATCTTTCAGAAAATGTTCGCTTTTTGATGAATGCAGTACTGACCATGGAGATTGCACTAACTTCCATACAAAGGAAGTACATTTTCACGATCACTATTTTTGCAATCAAGAAGGGATACATTTCCACTGTACTAAACACCCTGAAATCGAATTGGAATATGACCCAAGTTTTGATGGTACTGTTTTGACCTGCCCTAAATGCAGGAATCAGATTGAAATTGGAAGCACCAGGGCTCTCATTTCCCGCTGTTTAAGGGTACTGAATCGTGAAATTTTCAAGGATGCGACTCTCATACGCTTGGATGACTGGTACACACCGGAAATAAAAGAAAAAACTAAGCCAACTCCTGATTATCGTCTTACAACAAACATCAAAACTGATAAGGATGGCCACACAATTGTTGTGCTTTATGTTAGCTACGTTGGTACCGGAGATAAAGTACAATATTTTATCAAACCTGAAAAGGGGCAACTGACAAGCGATCATAAAGATTTGGACCCAGCAAAGATTATCTCGAAGATTGAGGTTACGCTGAAAGACCGCACTCTGACGCAAACATATCACAAAGAACAGTAATATACAGATGCTGTTTTGTTTGCAATTCTCAATTTATCGAGATGTTTGGTAAGCCCGGAACGGACCCATATGAATGGGGACTAACAACATTGGGAGAATGCTGCAAACTTAACCCACGGAGACCGAAAGACATGACGCCAGATATCGACTACTCGTTCGTGGCGATGCCTTCTGTCAGTGAAGATGGACGTATCGACGCCTCCATAGAGAGACCATACTCGGAAGTCTGCAAGGGTTTCACATACTTTGCTGAAAACGACGTCCTCTTTGCAAAAATAACTCCATGTATGGAGAATGGTAAAGGTGGAGTTGCAAAAGGGCTGAAAAATGGAGCTGGCTTTGGATCTACAGAGTTTCAAGTACTCAGACCCATTAAAGGTGCCAGTGATCCATACTGGCTATACATTATCACGATGTTTCCGAAATTCCGCTCCGATGCTGAAAAGGTAATGACTGGTACGGGTGGGCAACGGCGAGTTCCTATCACATACCTGAGCGAGTATCGCATAGCCTTGCCACCAATCGAGCTCCAGGAACAGTTTGCAGCCTTTGTCCGGCAGAGCGATAAATCAAAATTTGCCGTTCTGAGCTGTTCAAATCTCAATTTATCGGGCCCGTAGCCTATAAGGATTTCTCCGGTCACACCGCTCCCATGAGGAGGTGTGCATAATGGCGAAATATCGATTTGATCAGATCGCTATCAACAGCACCGAGAAGAAAAAACCTGTCGAAGAGGATCGCTTCACCTACCTTGGCCTTGAGCATCTTGATTCTGGAACTTTGAAGGTTACCCGGTTCGGCTCGGAGGTAGCTCCAATCGGTGAAAAACTGGTGATGCACAAAGGCGATGTGCTTTTCGGTAAGCGTAGAGCTTACCAGAAGAAAGTCGCTATAGCACCCTTTGATGGTATCTTCTCCGCTCATGGTATGGTGCTGCGGCCTAAAGAGAACGTAATCGACAAGGATTTCTTCCCGCTGTTCATCAGTTCCGACTATTTCTTGGATGCGGCCATCAAGATTTCTGTGGGATCATTATCCCCGACAATCAACTGGCGTGACCTGAAGGAGTTGGAGTTTGAGCTGCCGGATATGGACTCTCAGCGCAAGCTGGCCGAAGTTTTGTGGTCCATTAATGATACGATGGAGGCTTATAAAAAGCTGATCTCTGCTACCGACGAGCTCGTTAAGTCTCAATTTATCGATATGTTTGGGGCCCCTCTTTCAAATGAAAAGGGGTGGCCGTTGAAACGTATCGGGGACCTGTTCAGCTTGATTTCAAGAGGAAAGCAACCTTCGTATGTAGATCATTCATCGGTTCGAGTGGTTAACCAAGCCTGTATATATTGGGATCGGTTCAATTTTGAAAACGTAAAATACCATGATTCACAGAGTGGAAAGAAAACGCTGCCAGTCAAAAAAGATTGTATCCTAATTAATTCGACGGGCACAGGAACTCTTGGAAGATGTAACGTTTTCCCCGAATTAACGGATGGCTATGTATACGTCGTGGATAGTCACGTAACCGTTTTAGCAGAAAGCCATGATGTGAATGCATACTTCTTCAAATGCTTCTTGCAGAGAGAAGATGTCCAAAAGAAGATTTATGCAGAATGCGTCAATGGGTCCACGAACCAGATTGAGCTGTCAAAGGAGAAGCTGTCAGATGTGCTACTTGTCGTACCGCCAATGGAACGTCAAGAGCAGTTCGCAGCCTTTGTCCGACAGAGCGATAAATCAAAATATAACGCCTCTCAAGTGATGAGGCTCATAGCACAACGCAGAAAATTATAGAGAAAGGGAGTGATTCCTCTGTCACGTAAGGTTAAATCTTTTGCGGCATATCTGGAAGATCAGTATTATGATCAGATGTTTATTCGACTCAAGTCATACATATTCCAGAATCGTGGAAGGCTGAATTTACATACCAGCCTTGTTCATGATCCGAGCTATATCGAACTTGACGATCTTCATGTGATGGGTGTTTCTTTCAAGGAGACGGAAGACGACCGTATCCTTTTTAGGGCTGCCATACAAACGGATATTATCGTAAAAGGTCGTTCCAGACGTGATTACGAAGAAGATGTCGTCTATCCGTGGTTTTCCATCTCATTTACTGGTATTCTTCGATGTGGCCTGAACATGGTCACGATCACATCTGTGGGAGAATACAGCAAAGAACGCTTCAGCAAAGAGGATGCCTTGTCTCAATATTTAATCCCGTATGTGTACTCGAAGGACCTCGATGCTCACGCCGAGAAATTCCTGAAAAAGTACTGTCCGAAAGCATTAGATGCGCCTATGCCGTTGCCAATCAAGGAAGTGCTGGAAGCGATGTGTCTTACCGTACATCATGCTCCTCTTCCTGATGGTGTTTTTGGACGGACCTATTTCAACAACGCAACGGTCGACATTTACGACCGGGACAGAAATGTTGTGTCTGCCGATATCGAGGAAGGAACCATTCTGGTCGATCCGGATGTATTCTTCATGCGTAATATCGGCTCAGTGAACAACACCATCATTCACGAGTGTGTTCATTGGGACAAACACTATAAGTTCTTTGAACTTCAGAAACTCATCAACCCTGAACTCACATCAATTTCCTGCGCTGTTGTTGAGGAATATAAAAAAGGTGCAGGAGGTCTCACCGAGGAACTGGCATGGATGGAATGGCAAGCAAACGCTATCGCTCCAAAAATCCTCATCCCTGCTAAGACGGGCCGTGCCAAGCTAAACGAAATTCTCAATACCCTTACCCGTGCATTTTCATCTTCTTCAAGCAGAGCCGCCATCATGGAACTGGCTATCAGCGAGTTTGCTGATTTCTTCAAAGTTTCCACGATGGCCGCAAAGATCAGAGCTATTGAGCTCGGCTTTGATCAGGCTGCGGGTGTATTCAACTATGTGGACGGGCAGTATTACCCACCATTCTCTTTTACCAAGGGAACTCTGAAAAAGAATCAGACCTTCATTATTGACAGAAACAATGCCATCGTTGAGTCTCTGTTTAATCCTACTCTTGTGGAGGATTTCAAAGCTGGTCGGTTTATTCATGCTGGCGGCATGATTGTTATCAACGATCCCAAGTACGTCACTGTTCAGAACGAGCGGGCTGAACTTACTGAATATGCTCTGGCGCATGTTGACGAATGTTGTTTGGTATTTGATCGTACTACGAGAATCAGCAGCCACTATGATGATTCTTTTTATCGGATCTGTTTCCTTTGCCGTGATGCAGATTCAAAGAGCTTTGTCGAGGCAAAGTACAATCCGAGAGAATGCAAAAACGAGGATGTCCAAAAGCGCGCCCGTGAAATGACCACTATCGCAGCCGAAGCAAAACGGGTATCAGATATTCTTGCTGATGCGCCGTCCTCATTCTGCGGCACCCTTGATTATCATGTAAAACGTCGTGGGTATACCAATGAAAAGATGGAAGAACGCACCGGCATCAGTTCCCGAATGATTCAGGATTATCGCAACAAGAAGGATGCCAAGCCCACACTGCAGAGTGTACTTGCTCTATGTATTGGCTTGAACCTGCATCCCTCCTTCTCCTATGATCTGATCGCGAAGGCAGGCTATAATATCATGATTGCCTCCGAGGAGTCTCTCATTTATCGGTACTTGATAGAACACCATCACATGGAAAACATCTTTATGTGGAATGCAAAGCTGCAAGATGCCGGAATTTCACAACAATTACCTAAAAATGGGAACAAAATGACCGCTCCTGAAAAATAATTCGGAAGTCGCACTTCCGGTATAAAACCAAGATAAATCAAGGCTCTTATGTCTTTCGAGGCATGAGGGCCTTCTTTTTTTGCCTGTTTTCAGGCTTTTTCGGCCACTTGCACCGGAAGTCCCACTTCCTCGTGAAAATCCGGAATCTCAATAAAATAGTACCTGTGAGTGAAAACTCACACCCACAAGCGGTACGTCTGTTGGCCACGGACGATCCAGTGCCACCTATGGGACAAGTTAATATGAACAGCTGCCTACTGGATAAGGAAGCTGCAGACCGGAACGGAGAAATCTCCGTCGGGACTGTGGTTGGATTTCTATACCCATTTTGCAGCTGACCATGAAGGTTTCCTCCGTTCCAAGTAAATCGAACGGAGGAAATTTTTATGTCAAACGATGCAAAGAAGTACTTTATCCCGGTCAACGGGAGCCCCATCGAGGTCAGCGAGGAAGTGTATAGAGCCTATTATCAGCCCATCTGGAACACCCGCTACCATGCACAGAAGAATGGCGAATGCCGCTGCACCAAGGCCCAGCTTTGGAAGTGTGATGGTGTTTGCCCCGGCTGCCCGTTTCATGCCGCCGGTAAGAAAGTCTCCATCGATACGCCTATCGGCGGCGAGGATGACGAGCTTACCCTTTGCGATACGCTGTCCGACGACGCACCATCTGCGGAGTCTATCCTTATGGATAAGGAATTGCTCGACGCCTTGTACGACGAGCTGAACCGCCTTGACCCTGGCGGAAGGCGCATCTGTGAGCTCATCATGGCAGGCAAGACAGAGCGGGAAATCGCTGCCGACATGGGCAAGAACCAGTCGACCATCAACTATCAGAAAAACAAGGTACTCTCCATCCTGCGAGAAGCCCTGAAGGACTTCATCTAATACCCACAAGTGGCCACCGTGGAAGCACTTCTGCGGCGGCCAATTTTTTTTCGATTCTTTCGTTCAAAACACAGGTTTCCCTCCAGTGGGTACTGAGGACAGCAAAACACAAGCCCTCAGAAAGGAGGAACCGCCAATGAGTGAGTCCAGATCCACCAAGGCCATGACTGATGAAGAGCTTATCGGTGTGCTTACGGCAATCAGTGTAGTGTCAAAGCGTCTGGCAAGGAAGCTGATCCAGCTCGACCAGACAAGTCAATCTCAGGAAGGAGGGAAAAACGATGAGCAAAATGAGCGAAATGGAATCGACCATCCGCGAATTACGGGATATTGCATCTTCTATTAACAGTATCGCTAACTGGCTGACTGAGGCCTTCGGCGGTTCCAGCGACATCCCGGAAGAAGCTTCAGTCCAGGAAAAGGTTCTCTCACTTGAAGATGTCAGAGCGATTCTGGCTGAAAAGTCCCGTGATGGCTTCACTGCTCAGATCCGTGCCGTTCTGCTGAAGTACGGTGCCAAAAAGCTCTCCGAGGTTGACCCAGTCAACTACAAAGCGCTGGTAGCTGAAGCGGAGGTACTTGGCAATGGCTAATCACGCACTTCTATCCGCATCAAGTTCACACAGGTGGCTTAACTGCCCACCTTCGGCAAGGCTCTGCGAGGGCTATGACGACAAAGGCAGCGATTTTGCAGCCGAGGGCACCGATGCTCATGCTCTCTGCGAGTTCAAGCTCCGGACAGCACTCGGCATAGAAGCTAAAGACCCGACCGAAGACCTGTCTTGGTACAACTCTGAAATGGAGGAATGTGCCAACGGCTATGTAGCCTTCGTGATGGAACTGGTCGAGGAAGCCAAGAAAGCCTGCCCCGACCCCGTGATCCTGATTGAACAGCGGCTCAACTATTCCAGGTACGTCAAGGAGGGCTTCGGCACCGGCGACTGCGTCATCATCGCAGACGGTACGTTGCACATCGTGGACTACAAACACGGCAGAGGTGTGCTTGTCGAGGCGGACGACAACCCGCAGATGAAGCTGTATGCGCTCGGTGCGCTGGAGCTGTTCGACTGCATCTACGACATTGACGCCGTCAGCATGACCATCTACCAGCCTCGCCGCTCCAACGTTAGCACCTTCACTATTCCAAAGGCTGATCTCTATGCATGGGCCGATCAGGTTCTGGCCCCGACCGCTAAGCTTGCCTTCAATGGAGACGGTGAATACCACTGTGGCGAATGGTGCCAATTCTGCAAGGCCAAGGCAGATTGTCGAGAAAGGGCCAATGCCAACATGGAGCTTGCCAGGTTCGAATTCAGGCAGCCGCCGCTGCTCACGGATGAAGAAGTCGAAGAAATCCTCGGGCGCATTGATGAGTTGATCGCCTGGGTTTCCGACATCAAGGACTATGCGCTTCAAGCAGCCATCAGCGGTAAACAGTGGTCCGGCTACAAACTGGTCGAAGGTCGCTCCAACCGCAAATACACAGACGAGAACGCTGTCATCGCAGCCGTGACTGCTGCTGGGTATGACCCCTACGAGCACAAGATTCTCGGCATCACTGCCATGACCTCACTTCTCGGAAAGAAACAATTCAACGACATCCTTGGTGGCTTAATCACCAAGCCTCAAGGCAAACCCACGCTGGTGCCGGACAGCGATAAAAGACCGGCAATGACAACCATTATCGATGATTTTAAGGAGGACAACTAATATGTCAAATTCTACCAAGCTCGCAAACCCCATGAAGGTTATCACCGGCAAGGACACCCGTTGGTCCTACGCCAATGTCTGGGAAGCCAAGTCCATCAACGGTGGCACCCCGAAGTTCAGCGTCAGCCTCATCATTCCGAAGACTGACACCGTGACCGTCCAGAAAATCAAGGCCGCGATTCAGGCAGCCTACGAGGAAGGTCAGGCAAAGCTCAAGGGCAACGGTCGTACTGTACCGCCTCTGACCGCTATCAAGACACCTCTTCGTGACGGCGACACCGAGCGCCCGGATGACCCTGCTTATGCTGGCTGCTACTTCGTCAATGCGAACTCCGCTACGGCTCCTGGCATCGTGGACGCTGATTGCAATCCGATTCTTACCCGCTCCGAGGTTTACTCCGGTGTGTACGGTCGTGCCAGCATCAACTTCTACGCCTTCAACTCCAATGGCAACAAAGGCATCGCCTGTGGGCTGAACAACCTGCAGAAGATCCGTGACGGCGAACCCCTCGGCGGTAAGTCCAGCGCAGCGTCTGACTTCTCCACCGATGACGACGAGGATTTCCTCGGTTAAGACAAAGGAGGTAAACCCCATGACAACCATTCAGACGATTCTTCTCTTCGCTCTTCTTGTAATCTGGCTGTGCTTCAGCGTGGTCTTTCTGATCACCGCTGTGCAGTCCTTCATTTACGACCGCAAGCGCGAAAAGCGTGAACTGGCTCAAGCTGAACGTGACAAGGAATACCATGATAAGCGCATGGAGGACTTGCTGAGCAAGTAAACATCAAGCCCCCGGGCGGTAGAGCAATCTGCCGCCCTATTGGGGCATGTGAAAGGACCGGCGAATATGAAAACCCTCAGTATTGATATTGAAACTTACAGCAGTGTGGACCTTGCTAAGTGTGGTGTCTACAAATACACCGAGGCGACAGATTTCGACATTCTTCTCTTCGGTTATTCCACAGACGGCGGTCCCGTACAGGTGGTCGATCTTGCCTGTGGTGAAACAATTCCTCAAGAGGTCATTGCTGCACTGACAAACGATAATGTGACGAAGTGGGCCTTCAACGCTCAGTTCGAGAGAATATGCCTTTCCCGCTGGCTCCGTGACCACGGCGGTTTTGATAACGCCTGCTACAGCATCCCGGAAGACACCGTAGGCAACTACCTCGATCCGGCATCATGGAAATGCACCATGATCTGGTCCGCATACATGGGCTTGCCGCTTTCGTTGGAAGGTGTCGGTGCTGTGCTGGGTCTCGGAAAGCAAAAGCTGACCGAAGGCAAAGAGCTCATCAAATATTTCTGCCAGCCCTGTGCGCCGACAAAGGCCAACAGCGGTCGGACTCGTAATCTGCCAGAAAACGCTCCGGATAAGTGGGCTTCATTCAAACGGTACAATGCCCGTGATGTCGAGGTCGAAATGTCCATTCAGGAAAAACTCGCCAAGTTCCCTGTGCCGGATGTGGTCTGGGAGCAGTACCACCTCGACCAGGAGATCAACGATAGAGGTGTTGCTCTCGACATGGACCTGGTTCGTCAGGCCATCGATATGGATACCCGCTCCCGTGCAGAGCTCACTGCTGCCATGAAAAAGCTGACCGCTTTGGACAACCCCAATTCCGTACAGCAGATGAAGCAGTGGCTTTCGGATAACGGGCTGAACGTGGACTCCCTCGGTAAGAAGGAAGTTGCCGAAATGCTCAAGACCGCTCCAGCAGAGCTTCAACAAGTACTCCTTCTCCGGCAGCAGCTGGCCAAGTCATCTGTTAAGAAGTATCAGGCGATGGAAAAGGCAGTGTGTGCCGACGGACGTGCCCGTGGAATGTTTCAGTTCTACGGTGCCAACAGAACCGGTCGCTGGGCCGGACGCATTATTCAAATGCAGAATCTGCCCCAGAATCATCTTCCGGATTTGGCAGAGGCCCGTGCTCTTGTCCGCTGTGGCGACTTTGACGGCGTGGAGCTTCTCTATGAAGATGTCCCAGATACTCTTTCCCAGCTGATCCGCACGGCATTTGTGCCGAGGCCAGGGTATAAGTTCATCGTTTCTGACTTCTCTGCTATTGAGGCCAGAGTACTGGCATGGTTTGCCGGTGAGACATGGCGTCAGGAGGTCTTTGAGAAAGGCGGCGACATCTACTGTGCCTCCGCATCGCAGATGTTCAAAGTCCCTGTTGAGAAACATGGCGTGAATGGTCATTTGCGGCAAAAAGGCAAAATCGCTGAACTTGCCCTCGGCTATGGTGGCTCGGTTGGAGCCCTCAAAGCAATGGGAGCCTTGGAGATGGGGTTGTCGGAAGGCGAGCTTCAGCCTCTGGTCACGGCTTGGCGCAATTCGAACCAGAACATCGTGAAGTTTTGGTGGGACATCGACCGTGCTGCTATGAATGCTGTGAAGTACCACATGGACAGCGAAATCTGTGGTATTAAGTTCTCCTACAAGAGCGGGATGTTATTCATTACACTCCCATCCGGCAGACGGCTCTCCTATGTGAAGCCCAAGCTCGGCACAAACCAGTTCGGTGGCGAGTGCATCACCTACGAAGGCATCGGAGGCACTAAGAAATGGGAACGACTGGATACCTACGGACCGAAGCTCGTGGAGAACATCGTCCAAGCCACCTCCCGCGACATTCTCTGCTATGCCATGCGGACTCTATCGCACTGCTTTATCACCATGCATATCCACGACGAGCTGGTCATTGAAGCAAGCCTCGGTGTGAACCTGAAATCTATCTGTGAGCAGATGGGACGGACCCCTACGTGGGCAAACGGGCTCAAACTCCGTGCTGATGGCTATGAGACCATGTTTTATAAAAAAGACTGATTCTGATTCGTTCAAATACAGCTAAACCCTCCAGTGGGTAGTGAGAATTTTTGATTGGAGGTGCCTATCATGGCCGAATACAAAAACGCAGAAGGCTATGCCGATCCCACGGCATTCGGAGCCTTATGTGCTATTGAAAAAGAAGAAAAAGCTCTCCGGGCATTCAGGTCTATCGTGTACATTTGTAGCCCGTATGCCGGAGATGTCGAGAACAACACCGCTGCCGCCAGACGCTACTGCCGTTTTGCGGTGGAGGTCGGATACATTCCCATCGCACCGCACCTGCTTTTTCCGCAATTCCTTAACGACAGCAATCCAAAGGAACGTGAGCTGGGGCTGTTCTTCGGGAACGCCATCCTGAGCAAATGTGCCGAAATATGGGTCTTCGGTGACCGGATCTCCGAGGGCATGGAGGCCGAGATTAAGAGAGCAACCTGGAAGGGATACCGAATCCGCTACTTCAGCGAAACCTGCGAGGAGGTAACACAATGAAATTCACTCTTTTCTATGCCGACTGTCTGGAGATCCCCGGAAACTGTACCTACTCACACAAGGTCGAGATCACCGGTAAGGACGCTCTGCTTCAGGCGGTAACACACGATTATGTCTGTGCAGAGTATCAGGGCAATTACCGTAGCAACGAGAACTTTATCGGCTCTGATTGCTTGCCGGTTGACTGCGACAATGACCACAGCGACGATCCGGAAGAGTGGGTCTATCCTTCCGATGTTGCTAACGCATTCCCTGGTGTGGCCTTTGCGGTTCACTATAGCCGCAACCATATGAAGAAAAAAGGCGGCAAAGCTCCAAGGCCAAAATTCCATGTCTTCTTTGCCATCGACCGAATCACCGATCCCGGCCAGTACAGCGAGATGAAAAAGCTGGCCAACCATATCTTTCCGTACTTCGACACCAAGGCACTCGACGCCGCTCGTTTTTTCTTCGGCACAAAGAAGCCGGAGGTTGAGATCTTCGACGGGCCGATGACGCTGACCACATTCCTTGCTGACGATGATTTTGACGCCAATATGGACTCCGGCAGCTACGGCGACATCATCATTCCAGAAGGCAGCCGCAACGCCACAATGTCCCATTATGCCGGACGCATCCTGAAGCGCTTCGGCAATACAGATGAGGCGCATAAGCATTTTGCGGAAGTGGCTGCTTGCTGCCAGCCGCCGTTGGAGCAGTCAGAACTCGACAGTATCTGGCGCAGCGCACAGCGATTCTATGAAAAAATCTCCGCGCAGGAGGGTTACATCCCTCCGGAGCAGTACAATCAGAACCTGCAGCTCAAGCCCACCGACTACTCCGATGTCGGGCAAGCCACGATGCTGGCACGAGAATATGAAGGCAAGCTCCGTTATTCGCCCTCGACGGACTTCCTTGTTTACAACGGTCGATTCTGGGAGGAATCCAAGCCCAAGGCACAGGCTGTGGCGCAGGAACTCACGACCCGCCAGCTTGAAGAGGCGGAAACCGAGATTAAGAAGGCCGTTGACGAGATGATGAAAAATGGCGCATGGGAACTGCTGGCCTCAATGGGTCCCAAGAAGGCGGCGATGGCTTTCAGTTCGGAACAGGCTCGTTCCTTCCAGAAATATGAGAATGCCACGACCTACCGCAATTTTGCTATCAAGCGCAGGGACTCAAAAAACATCTTTGCTGCCTTAAAGGAAACGCGCCCGATGGTCGAGATTGATCAGCGGCAGCTGGATGCGGATGAATTTCTGCTCAATACTCCGTCAGCAACCTATGACCTTCGCATCGGTATAGCCTCAGCTCACGAACACACACCTGCGGATTACATCACGAAGCAGACAAGCGTGGACCCGGCTGACAAAGGCACTGAAATCTGGCAGGATGCGCTGATAACCTTCTTCTGTGGTGACAACGAGCTCATCAGTTATGTTCAGGAGGTTGCCGGTCTATCCGCTATCGGGAAGGTTTGCGTTGAGGCCTTAATCATCGCTTACGGTGAAGGCCGCAACGGTAAGTCCACCTTTTGGAATACGCTGGCCCGTGTGCTGGGTACCTATAGTGGCAATCTGTCCGCCGACACGCTGACTGTCGGCTGCAAGCGTAATGTCAAACCAGAGCTGGCTGAGGCAAAGGGCAAGCGACTCATCATTGCAGCCGAGCTGGAGGAAGGTATGCGCCTTTCCACCGCCAACGTCAAGCAGCTTAGTTCTACAGACGAGATTTATGCAGAGAAAAAGTACAAGGACCCGTTCAGCTTCGTGCCGAGCCACACTCTCGTACTTTACACGAACCACCTGCCGAAGGTCGGTGCGCTCGATGCCGGAACGTGGCGCAGGCTGATCGTGATCCCATTCAATGCGAGGATCGAAGGCTCGTCGGATATCAAGAACTATGCTGATTATCTCTATGCGAAAGCCGGTGGCGCAATTCTCAAATGGATCATGGCTGGTGCCAAGCGTGTGATCGAGCGGGACTATCACATTGTCAAACCAGCGGTGGTCGAAGAAGCTACCAGAAAATACAGAGAGAACAACGACTGGCTTTCTCAGTTCTTTGACGAATGTTGCGTGATAGATCCAGACGGAAAAACCAAATCCGGCGAGTTCTACACCGCATACCGCAGTTATTGTATGCAGGTGGGCGACTACATTCGCAGTACGACCGATTTTTACGCAGCCTTGGAAGCGGCTGGTTTCGTGCGGCGCAAAACCAGTGCCGGAATCATGATTTCTGGCTTGCAGCTCAAGTCTGATTTCATGGAGTAACAGCAAAAGTGCAGGTCGTGAAGGTCTTTTCTGGAACTTTTCTTATAGCCCTAAAAAATAGCCTATAAGAAAAGTTAGCGATATGAGGTTCACGACCTGCACTCCACCCACTCTAATCCCTGATGGAGGAACACTATGCGAGAGAAAATCGTTGAACAACACTTAGTCAAGGCTGTGAAAAGCAGTGGCGGCATTGCACCAAAACTGGTGAGCCCCGGATTTGACGGGATGCCGGATCGACTGGTACTGCTGCCCGGAGGCAAGATAGGATTTGTGGAGGTCAAGGCACCCGGCAAGGAACCGAGGCCTTTGCAGGTAGCCAGACATGGATTGCTGCGGCGGCTGGGCTTCAAGGTATATATCCTTGATGACCTTGAGCAGATTGGAGGGATACTTGATGAAATACGAACCGCATGAGTACCAGAGGTACGCCATTAACTATATCGAAGAGCATCCCTTCGCTGCCGTGCTGCTGGACATGGGCCTGGGCAAGACGAGCATCACCCTGGCCGCTATTGCAGACCTGCTGTTTGACAGTTTCGAGGTGCATAAGGTTCTGGTCATCGCTCCGCTACGTGTGGCGCGTGATACTTGGAGCGCAGAACTTCAAAAATGGGATCAGTTCCATCAACTGACCTATTCGGTAGCGGTAGGAAGCGAGGCGGAACGAAAAGCAGCTCTGACGAGGAAGGCGGACATCTACATTATTAACCGTGAGAACGTCCAGTGGCTTATCGAGAAAAGCAAGCTCCCGTTTGATTTCGACATGGTCGTGGTAGACGAGCTTTCTTCCTTCAAAAATCACCAGTCAAAACGGTTCAAGGCTCTGATGCAGGTGCGGCCCAGAATCAAGCGAGTCGTTGGGCTCACCGGCACTCCGGCCAGCAACGGACTCATGGATCTATGGGCTGAGTTCAAGGTCATCGATATGGGTAAACGCCTCGGCCGATTTATCACCTATTATCGACAGGAGTATTTTGTGCCAGACGCGACGAACGGTCAAATCGTCTACAGCTATCGTCCGAAGCTCGGTGCTGAGCAAGCCATCTATCGACAGATCTCGGATATCACCATTTCGATGAAATCCACAGACCACCTAAAAATGCCGAAACTCATATCCAGCGAATACAAGGTCTATCTCAGCCCAGACGAGCAGGATGCCTACGACGAGATGAAAAAGCAGTTCATTCTGGACCTGCCCGAAGGCGAAATATCTGCCGCCAATGCTGCAGTCCTCTCCGGCAAGCTCTCTCAGATGGCCAACGGTGCCATTTATGACGATGCCGGAAATGCGGTCTCGATTCACGAGCAGAAGCTGGACGCTCTGGAGGACATTATCGAATCAGCCAATGGCAAGCCCCTTCTGGTGGCCTATTGGTATCAACACGATCTGGAGCGAATCATGGAGCGCCTGCACGAGCGGCATATTCCGTTTTCCAAGCTCGACAAGGCTGACAGTATCCGCAGATGGAACAACGGCGAAATCTCGGTAGCTCTGATTCATCCGGCTTCTGCCGGACATGGACTGAATCTCCAGGCCGGTGGCAACACAATCGTCTGGTTCGGCCTCACATGGTCCTTGGAGCTCTATTCCCAGACAATAGCAAGGCTCTGGCGGCAAGGGCAGACAGAGGAAACCGTGATTGTCCAACACATCGTAACGGACGGCACCATTGACGAGCAAATACTCCGGGCTCTGAAGGCCAAGGATAAAACGCAGTCGGCACTTATCGCTGCGGTTAAGGCAAATCTGAAAATTTAAAGACAAAACACGACAATCTTCGCCAATCCGAGTGATTCCAAATTCGGAGGTGCGACTTTGAACCTATACGAAGAACTGGCAAATGCCATCATTCTACAAGCGGTCAAGGATTACCGGCTAAGCGACGACGAGCGGGAACTGAAGGAAATTGAGCGTTTTTTCCGCTCCGGCTGGTTCGGTGTCCTGTCAAAAGTCGATCCGGAATTTCTGATCCAATCATTACAGAAGGAGAAGCAAAATGACCGCTAAAGAATATCTGACACAAGCTCGGACTCTGGATATGCGGATTAAATCCAAGCTCCAGCAGATCGAGTCTTTAAACGAACTGGCAACATCCTGTACCGCTGTTTATAGCGACATGCCCAGAAACCCGAATCGCGGCAGCTCCAAAGTTGAACGGGCTGTTTTGAAGATTATCGAGGTTGAGGAAAGTCTGAAACATGACGTTGAAGATCTGGTGGAACTGAAGAAAGAAATCATGGCCACGATACAGGCCGTTTCGGATGTCGAGCTGCAAACCCTGCTGGAGAAGCGATACCTGTGCTTCCTCTCGTGGGAGAAAATCGCGGTGGAGATGCATTACAGTATCCAGCACATTTATCGGATGCACGATACAGCCCTTTCCTGCGTTGCCACCATCATGAGAGTAAATGAGAGAGATTGAGAGTCGCCTCTTATGATAGTATTATGATGGACAAAGTAAAATCCACGAAGGCCTTGTGGGAGCGCCCTCTCCTGCAGGGCTTTTCTTATGCCCCAAGGAGGTGAGACGATGCCAAGAAAACCAAAGCGGCCCTGTTCCTACCCCGGCTGTCCTAATCTCACTGACGGTCAGTACTGCAAGGAGCATGAAGCCATTGCCCGCAGGCAGTACAACAAATACGAACGCAGTGCGGACGTAAACAAGAAATACGGAAGAGCCTGGAAGAGAATCCGTGACCACTACGCTGCGGTGCATCCTCTCTGTGAGATGTGTCTTAAGGAAGGACGGCTGACGCCTGTGGAGGAGGTCCACCACATCGTTCCCATTTCTCAGGGTGGCACTCATGCCAGGGACAACCTGATGAGCCTTTGCCGCTCCTGCCATACCAAGATCCACCACGACCTTGGCGACCGGTAGGGCGGTCAAAATCTCTGCGGGTCCTGTATGCGGGCAGCGGCCCGGGGCTTCGTGCGCGAAAAAGGCGAAATCAAAAGGGTAATTGACGGCGGCCGATAGCGGTCGCTCTATTTTTGCGGAAAAGAGGTGAGAAAATGCCGACAAAATCCAATAACACAGGCGGGCGCGGCGGTGCGAGACCCGGTGCGGGAAGAAAAAAATCTGCCGTCAAGGAAAAAGCCGAGAACGGCAATCCGGGCGGACGCAGACTGGAAGTTCTGGACATTCCCGAAGTCGAGGGTGTCGATATGCCAAAGCCCCATGATTTCCTCTCTGCCGAGCAGCGTGACGGAAGTACGCTCCAGGCGGAGGAAATCTACAAAGAAACCTGGGAGTGGCTGAAGAAGATCGGCTGTGCCGCAAAGGTGTCCCCACAGCTTTTGGAGCGGTACGCCATGTGCAGCGCCCGCTGGATTCAGTGCGAGGAAATGACAAACCGAATGGGCTTCCTCTCCAAGCACCCCACTACCCAGAAGCCGATCCCATCGCCGTTTATCAACATCGGCATCAACTACATGAACCAGGCGGTGCGGCTATGGAACGAGATCTTTCAGATCGTCAAGGAAAACTGCAGCACCGATTACGGGGAGGTTTCTCCCCAGGATGATTTGATGGAGCGCTTACTGCGGGCGCGGAAAGGATAAAGCTATGTTTGAAAAAGTAAATCCGTGCCACCCGGACAAGGTGGCTGACCGCATCGCCGGTGCTCTGGTGGATGCGGCGTACAGAAAAGAAGAAAATCCAAGGATCGCCGTGGAGGTTCTCATCGGTCACGGCGTCTGCCATATCATTGCGGAAACATCGGTAAGTATTCCACAGGATGAAGTAAAATCAATTGTCCACCGCATCGCAGGAAATCTGCACACCGACTATGTGGAAGTTCCGCAGGACGGACACCTCGCCAATAACCAGGCGGACGGAATCCGCTGTGGCGACAACGGCATCTTCAAGGGAATGCCTGTGACCGAGGAGCAGAAAGCACTCTGCGAGATCGCCAAAAGTGTGTATCACACTTATCCACATGACGGGAAGTACATTCTGGACGGCGCAAGGCTCATCCTCTGCCAGAGCAACGTCAGGAGCCACCACCTCAAGGAAGTGTATCCTCACGCCGAGATCAATCCCCTCGGTGACTGGACAGGCGGCACGGACGTGGACACAGGTGCAACCAACCGCAAGCTGGGCAGCGATATGGCAGATTCCGTCACAGGCGGCGGTCTGCACGGGAAAGACCTCTCCAAGGCGGATGTGTCGGTCAACATTTACGCCTGGCTGAAGGCACAGGAAACGGGAAAGCCGGTGGAGCTTGCCTGCGCCATCGGGGACGATACCGTGGACAGCATTCCCTATGCGGAGATCGTGGAGATTGCTCGGAAATACATCCAGTCTCTTGGCGGCTTTGAGAAATTTGCGGAATGGGGGCTGGTGCGATGAAAACAACAACGGAAATGCAGCTGGTACCTATCGCCAAGTTGGTACCCTATGTGAACAACGCAAGGACACACAGCCCAGAGCAGATCACCAAGCTCCGCTCCTCCCTCCGGGAGTTCGGCTTTATCAACCCCGTCATCATTGACCGTGACTATGGCGTGATTGCCGGACACGGACGTATTCTTGCTGCCAAAGAAGAAGGCATCAAGGAAGTACCGTGCGTCTTTGCCGACCACCTCACCGAGGCGCAGAAGAAAGCATACATCATTGCCGACAACCGCATGGCGATGGACGCCGGATGGGATGAGGAGCTTCTGCGAGTAGAGATCGAGTCTTTGCAGGGCATGGACTTTGACCCTCTGCTCACCGGCTTTGATGAAAAGGAACTGGCGGCTCTGTTCGATGACGGCATGGAAGCCAAAGAGGATGACTTCGATGTGGATGCGGAGCTACAAAAGCCTACCTTCACCAAAAGCGGCGATGTATGGACGCTTGGCAGACACCGTCTGGTATGCGGGGACTCCACCAAACCGGAGGTCTATGAAATCCTCATGGACGGGACTAAGGCAAACCTGGTGATCACCGACCCACCGTACAACGTCAACTATGAAGGCTCGGCGGGAAAAATCAAGAACGACAATATGGCAGGCGAGAAATTCTATGAGTTTTTGCTTGCCGCATTCAAAAATATGGAGTCGGTCATGGCGGCGGACGCATCTATTTATGTGTTCCACGCCGACACCGAGGGCTTAAACTTCCGCAGGGCGTTTGCCGATGCGGGATTTTATTTATCCGGCTGCTGTATCTGGAAGAAGCAGTCCCTTGTCCTCGGCCGCTCTCCCTACCAGTGGCAACATGAGCCTGTGCTGTACGGCTGGAAGAAAAACGGCAGGCACCAGTGGTACACGGGCAGGAAGGAAACCACCATCTGGGAGTTCGACAAGCCCAAGAAGAACGGCGAGCATCCCACCATGAAGCCGATCCCACTGCTGGCTTATCCCATCGGCAACTCCAGTATGGCAAACTCGGTAGTACTGGACCCCTTCGGCGGCTCCGGTTCTACCCTCATTGCCTGTGAGCAGACCGACCGCATCTGCCGCACCATCGAACTGGATGAGAAGTTCTGTGATGTCATCGTAAACCGCTACATCGAGCAGGCCGGCTCTGCGGATAGCGTGAGCGTCCTCCGGGATGGCAGGACATACAGCTATGAGGAGGTCACGGATGGAACAGAATAAGCTGACGTTTTCCGGCATCGTGTACTATGCACAGTTATCCGGCGAATGATCCGGCAGCTATTCTACAGCAAAATGTGCGGAAATCGCTTGCTATTTCAGGGGTTCAGAGCGAATATGTGACTACCAAAAACAAAGGAGGTTTTCGCACATGAAAATCAGATACAATGTGACAGGCGCAAAGCGCAAGGAGCTGGTCAAGGTCATTTCGGATGCCACAGGTGCCAGGGCAGAATACAAATTCATGCCCACCTGCAATTATGAGATCGACTACTTCACGGTCACCAAGGATGGGACGCTCCTGTTTGACGACCGCGCTGACAGCGAGGAGGTCGAGCAGGTACTTGAAGCTATCACCGCCGCAGGCTTTGAATGCGAGGCACAGGACGGCGAGGAACAGCTCTCCGAGGAATTATCCGAAGAAAGCGAAACCGAGCCACAGAGTGAAACGGTGGGGCTGACGGTGGAGATTCCGCTGGACAAGGTGGCGGTAGGCAACCTCACCAAGCTGCTGGATGCCAAGGGTAGCCTGATTAAGAAGGCGCTCGGTGTTAGCAAACTTCCAATTGAGATTCAAGAAGACCGGGTAGCATTTCCCTGGTTCCCGGAGCTGCCGGACGCCGATGCGGTCAAGGCCTACACCCATTTCATTTCCGCACTCTGCGAGATGAGCAAAAACGCCAAGCGCGTGACGGTCACGGAGAAAGCGGTGGATAATGAGAAGTACGCCTTCCGCTGCTTTCTCCTGCGCTTGGGCTTCATCGGCAGCGAATACAAAGTCGAACGCAAGATCCTGCTGAAGAACCTCTCCGGTTCCTCAGCATTCAAGAATGGAGGTGCTGACCATGCGGTTTCCGAGTAAGGAAATTGTAGAGCGCATCCGCAGAGAGTATCCTGCAGGCACCCGCGTAGAACTGCTGCGGATGGACGATCCCCAGGCGCCGCCAATCGGCACACAGGGCACTGTGATGGGCGTGGATGATATCGGCTCCATCATGGTCGCCTGGGACAACGGCAGCGGCCTTTCCGTGGCGTTCGGAGAAGACCTGTGCCGGAAGGTCAAGAACACATCAGATGGCGGCAAACAGCCATAAACTACACAATATCCTGCGGTCATCTTTGTGTAATATATTACGCGGAATGAACTTGCTATTATCCTCTTTTAGAGCGAATATGTGTACACCGAAAGGGAAAACACACAGCCGCGAGGCAGAAAACGGAGGATTCACCATGAACGAGAAAACAGCAAGGCAGATCGCAGAGATGAAAAACCAGACCATCGGCGTCGAGGTCGAGATGAACAACATCACCCGCCAGAAGGCAGCCAAGGTTGCCGCTGACTTCTTCGGCACAGGCAGATACGAGAATACCGCAGGCCGCAATGGCTACAGCACCTGGTCGGCTTGGGACGCACAGGGGCGCGAGTGGAAATTCCAGAAGGACGTTTCCATTGCAGGAGCGGACGAGCAGAAATGCGAACTGGTCACCCCGATCCTGACCTACGGGGACATCGAAACCCTGCAGGAGCTTTGCAGACAACTCAGACACGCAGGAGCGAAAAGCGACGCCTCCAGAGGATGCGGAGTCCACATCCACATTGGAGCGCAGGGGCATACACCGCAGAGCCTTCGGAACCTCGCCAACATTATGGCAAGCCACGAAAGCCTGATCGCAGAAGCTCTGAAGCTCGACCACAGCCGCATGAGCCGCTACTGCCGCACAGTAGACCCCAACTTCCTCGCCAAGGTCAACAGCAGAAAACCCAAGACAATGGCGCAGCTCGCGGACATCTGGTACACCAGCCACGGCGCAAGCTACGGCAGGAACCAGCATTACAACGACAGCCGCTACCACATGCTCAACCTCCACGCCACCTTCACCAAAGGGACGGTCGAGTTCCGGCTCTTCCAGTTCGATGAGCCCTCTGAAGGACGCAGAGGCGGCATCCACGCAGGACAGCTCAAAAGCTACATTCAGCTTTGCCTGGCGCTGAGCCAGATGGCTAAGGATGTGCGGACGGCAAGCCCCAAGCCTCAGCAGAACGAGAACCCAAAATACGCCATGAGAACCTGGCTCCTCCGCCTGGGCTTCATCGGCGAGGAGTTCGCAACAGCCAGAGATTTCCTGACCCGTAACCTTTCAGGAGACACAGCCTTCCGGCACGGCAGAGCCGCTTGAAGGATTTAGGTTAAATGCCCTGCCCCTGACCGCTTCGGCGGTCTTAGGGTGGTAGAAGGACATGTAACCTAAGTCCTCCAGGAAAGGATGGATACACATGAAAGAAAAAAGATACTACATCGCCTACGGCAGCAACCTCAATGTCCCGCAGATGCGGATGCGCTGCCCTCACGCTACGATCCTCGGCACGGCTAACCTTAAGGGGTGGGAGCTGCTGTTCAAAGGAAGCAAGACCGGCTCTTACCTTACGATTGAGGAATGTACTGGCGGCACGGTTCCCGTGGTGATCTGGGAGGTGACGGCTGCGGATGAAGCCGCCCTCGACCGCTACGAGGGATTCCCCAACTTCTATTACAAGAAGGACATCAAACTGCAGTACAAGGGCATCCGCACAGGCAAGCGCAGAACGGTGACGGCCTTTGCCTACGTCATGCACGAGGACAGGCCCATCGGCATCCCCACCAACTTTTACATGAGGACCTGCCTGGAGGGGTACGACACCTTTTACTTCGACAAGAACATTCTGATCGACGCCTACGATAAATGCAGGGAGGTATGCGGCTATGAAGGATAACATCATAAGGACGGCGGTCTGCCCGCTTTGCGGCAGGACCTACCACGGCGCTCTGGCGCTTTCCAGGGAGGACAACAAGACCCTCATCTGCCCGGACTGCGGCACCAGGCAGGCGCTCCGGTCCATCGGCGTAGACACTGCCGAGCAGGAGCAGATCATCGAGACAATCCACCGCCATATGGAAAGCCGGGAGCGTTGAAAAATTCACAATTTTGCTGTATAATAAAGTAATCTTGGTGGGGACAAATCGGAATTGAGGGGATAAAAATAAATGAAGAGCGGAAGAATTATTGTAATTACTGGCGCACCAGGAACAGGAAAAACCACAACATCAGCTATTGTTGCCAAAGAATCCACTATGGAAAAATCTGTGCATATGCACACGGATGATTTTTACCATTATCTTAGTAAAGGAGCAATCCCCCCACATTTGCCGGAATCTAATGAGCAAAATCTAATTGTGATTGAGGCTTTTTTAGAAGCCGCAAAGCGTTATGTCCGTGGAGGATATGATGTGATTGTAGACGGTATTATCGGTCCGTGGTTTTTAGAGCCGTGGCTAAACATTGTACGAGAGGGATATGAAGTGCATTATATCTAAAATATTTTTCTCGTATGCTCCCAAATTATTAAATTGCTCCCACATGATTTCTACTAACTCAATATTAGTTTTTCTATCTAATTTTGAGCGTTCAATCGCTCGCTTCATGGTTTCTTCCTTATTAGCCCTCAAAACGATACAACACAACTTTCCGTTGAAGATACAGTTTCTGCTATTAAAGAGAAAGTTGCAAATAAAGCGACCTTACTTCTTGAATCGCTTTAAAACTGGTAATACAATTTCCAGTTTGTCAACCTGTATTTTTAAGCATCGGTTAGAAATAGCCGGTGCTATTTTTATGCCATTTTGGAGGTGGTGCCTATGCGAAAACTGAAGGAATACACGCCTACCCGGTTTATGGCGAAGACCTCACACTACGATAAGGACGCTGCCGATTTTGCAGTGATGTTTATCGAGTCTCTCAGCCATACCAAGGGCACCTGGGCAGGCAAGCCCTTTGAGCTGATCGACTGGCAGGAGCAGATCATCCGAGACCTGTTTGGAGTTCTGAAGCCCAACGGCTATCGGCAGTTCAATACGGCGTACATCGAGATACCGAAGAAACAGGGCAAATCCGAGCTTGCCGCCGCTGTGGCGCTCCTGCTCCTGTGCGGGGATGGCGAGGAACGTGCCGAGGTGTATGGCTGCGCCGCAGACCGTAATCAGGCAAAGATCGTGTTTGATGTGGCGGTGGATATGGTGCGGTTTTGCCCGGCACTTTCCAAGCGGGTAAAGATCCTGGAATCCCAGAAGAAGATCACCTATCTGCCTACCAACTCCTCCTACCAGGTGCTGTCGGCAGACGTGGCGAACAAGCACGGCTTCAACACCCACGGCGTCATTTTCGATGAGCTGCATACCCAGCCCAACCGAAAGCTCTTTGACGTCATGCTCCAAGGCTCCGGGGATGCCAGGATGCAGCCGCTGTATTTCCTGATCACTACTGCCGGGAACGACACCAACTCCATCTGCTATGAGGTGCATCAGAAGGCCATCGACATTGCGGAAGGCAGGAAAGTCGATCCCACCTTCTACTCCGTCATTTACGGCGCTGCCGAGGATGAGGACTGGACAGACCCGGAGGTCTGGAAGAAAGCCAATCCATCTCTTGGCATCACCGTGGGCATCGACAAGGTGCAGGCAGCCTGCGAATCCGCCCAGCAGAATCCCGGCGAGGAGAACGCTTTCCGGCAGCTAAGGCTGAACCAGTGGGTCAAGCAGTCGGTGCGTTGGATGCCGATGGAGAAATGGGACGCCTGTGCATTCCCTGTCTCCGAGGACGATCTGGAGGGGCGCATCTGCTACGGTGGGCTGGACTTATCCTCCACTACGGACATCACGGCCTTTGTGCTGGTGTTCCCGCCATTGGACGAGGATGACAAATACTATGTCCTGCCTTACTTCTGGATACCGGAGGAAACACTCGACCTGCGTGTACGCAGAGATCATGTCCCCTATGACCTGTGGGAGCGCCAGGGTGTGCTGATGACCACCGAGGGAAATGTTGTGCATTACGGCTTTATTGAGAAATTCATCGAACGGCTCGGTGAACGATTCAATATCCGAGAAATCGCCTTCGACCGCTGGGGCGCAGTGCAGATGGTGCAGAACCTTGAGGGCATGGGCTTCACGGTAGTTCCCTTCGGACAGGGCTTTAAGGATATGAGTCCTCCCACCAAGGAACTGATGAAGCTGGTGCTGGAGGAGAGAATCGCCCACGGCGGCCACCCGGTGCTGCGTTGGATGATGGATAACATCTACATCCGCACCGACCCGGCAGGCAACATCAAGGCGGACAAGGAAAAATCCACAGAGAAAATCGACGGGGCAATCGCCACCATCATGGGGCTTGACCGGGCGATCCGCTGTGGCAACGATACGGGAGCTTCGGTTTATGACAGCCGGGGCCTTTTGTTTATTTGAGGAAGGACGGTGATCACATATGGGTATTTTTTCAGGGCTTTTCCGTTCCAGGGATAAGCCCCAGAACCGCACTACGGGCAGCGCCTACAGCTTTTTCTTTGGCAGCAGCTCGGCGGGCAAGCGTGTCAATGAACGCTCCGCTATGCAGATGACGGCGGTCTATTCCTGCGTCCGTATCCTGGCGGAGGCTGTGGCGGGTCTTCCGCTGCACCTCTACCGCTATAAGGAGGACGGCGGCAAGGAGAAAGCCATCGACCATCCGCTGTATCTGCTTTTGCACGATGAGCCAAACCCGGAGATGAGTTCTTTCGTGTTCCGGGAAACGCTCATGACCCACCTTCTCCTGTGGGGCAACGCCTACGCCCAGATCATCCGCAACGGCAAAGGCGAGGTCATTGCCCTCTATCCGCTGATGCCGGATAGGATGACGGTGGACCGTGACAGGGACGGAAAGCTCTACTACGAATACACGGTCAGCGCGGACGATGCGCCTACAGTCAGGGGCACTGTCGTGCGGCTGAAACCCTCGGATGTGCTGCATATTCCGGGGCTTGGCTTTGACGGGCTTGTGGGTTACAGCCCTATCGCTATGGCAAAGAACGCCATCGGCATGGCCATTGCCTGTGAGGAGTACGGGGCGAAGTTCTTCGCCAATGGTGCTGCTCCCGGCGGCGTGCTGGAGCATCCGGGAACTATTAAAGACCCAGGCCGTGTCCGGGAAAGCTGGCAGTCCACCTTCGGCGGCAGCGGCAACGCCAATAAGATCGCCGTTTTGGAGGAGGGCATGAAATACACGCCCATCGGCATCTCGCCGGAACAGGCGCAGTTTTTGGAAACAAGAAAATTTCAGATCAATGAGATCGCCCGTATTTTCCGAGTACCGCCCCATATGGTGGGCGATCTTGAAAAGTCCAGCTTCTCCAATATTGAGCAGCAATCGCTGGAATTCGTGAAATACACGCTGGAGCCCTGGCTGGTGCGCTGGGAGCAGTCCATCCAGCGGACGCTCTTTTCCGCAGAGGAAAAGAAACAGTATTTTACCAAGTTCAATGTGGAGGGTCTGCTTCGCGGCGACTATGCCAGCCGCATGAACGGCTATGCTACGGCAAGGCAGAACGGCTGGATGAGTGCCAACGACATCCGGGAACTGGAGAATATGGACCGCATCCCAGCCGAGGATGGCGGCGATCTCTACCTTATCAACGGCAATATGCTCCCGCTTGGAAACGCCGGAGCTTTTGCAGATACACAACCGAACGATGACGGAAAGGAGGAAAACCCCGATGAAGAAGTTCTGGAAGTGGAAGAACAGGACGGTGACGAATCAGGAGAATCAGACGGAAACAGTGGAGAGAACGCTGTTCCTGAACGGCACCATCGCCGAGGAAAGCTGGTTTGACGACGACATCACGCCGCAGCTTTTCAAGGAGGAACTGATGGTAGGCTCCGGCGACATCACCGTCTGGATCAACAGCCCCGGCGGCGACTGCGTGGCGGCGGCACAGATCTACAATATGCTGATGGACTACAAGGGCAATGTCACGGTCAAGATCGATGGCATTGCGGCTTCTGCGGCAAGCGTGATTGCTATGGCTGGTACGAAGGTACTGGTCAGCCCAGTCTCCATGATGATGATCCACAACCCTATGACCGTGGCGATGGGCGATACCGCAGAGATGCAGAAGGCCATCGAGATGCTTGGGAGCGTGAAGGATTCCATCATCAACGCCTATGAGATCAAAACCGGGCTGTCCCGCACTAAGTTATCTCATCTTATGGATGCGGAAACATGGATGGACGCAAACAAGGCGGTGGAGCTTGGCTTTGCAGATGAAATCATGACACGCTCTGAAGTGCCGGAGGATATGGAGCCGCCTGCGGTATCCATGCTGTATTCCAAGGCAAATGTGGTCAATTCTCTGATGGATAAGATCGCAGTGAAATGTAAAACGAAAACGAAACCTGAACCCCAGGGCCGCTCCGTTGATTCGCTCATGGAACGGCTTAATTTGATGAAATTTTAAGGAGGATAACGACTATGACTATTCTTGAACTGCGCGAGAAGCGCGCCAAGGCTTGGGAAGCCACCAAGGCATTTCTGGATTCCCATCGTACTGATAAAGGCACTCTGTCTGCTGAGGATGATGCGACCTACTCCCGCATGGAGCAGGAGATCACCGATCTCGGCAAGGAGATCGCCCGTCTGGAGCGCCAGGAGGCGCTGGATGCGGAACTGAACCGTCCGGTAAACAAGCCCCTCACCGGCAAGCCCATGAACGGCAAGGAAACTGCCAAAACCGGCCGTGCTACCGATGAGTACCGCCAGAACTTCTGGAACATGATGCGTTCCAAGACCCCGATGCCCACCGTGATGAACGCTTTGCAGATCGGTACCGATTCCGAGGGCGGGTATCTCGTCCCTGACGAGTACGAGCGCACTCTGGTAGAGGCTCTGGAGGAGGAGAACATTTTCCGTCAGCTGGCGAAGATTATCCAGACCTCCAGCGGCGACCGCAAGATCCCCGTGGTGGCTACCAAGGGTACTGCATCCTGGATCGATGAGGAGGGTGCATATCTGGAGAGCGATGATTCCTTCGGTCAGGTGTCCATCGGCGCTTACAAGCTGGGTACCATGATCAAAGTGTCCGAGGAACTGCTCAACGACAGCGTCTTTGACCTGGAGAGCTACATCTCCCGTGAGTTTGCCCGCCGCATCGGTGCCAAGGAGGAGGAAGCCTTCTTTACCGGGGACGGCTCCGGCAAGCCGCTGGGTATCCTTGCCGCCACGGGCGGTGCGGAGACCGGAATTACTGCTGCGTCTGCCACGGCGATTACTGCCGATGAGCTGATCGACCTGTTCTACTCCCTGAAAGCCCCTTACCGCAGAAACGCCGTGTGGGTGCTGAACGATTCCACCATCAAGGCAATCCGCAAGCTGAAGGACAACCAGGGTCAGTACCTCTGGCAGCCTTCCCTGACCGCAGGCGCTCCTGACCTGCTGCTTGGCAAGCCTGTACGCACCTCTGCCTATATGCCTGCCATTGCCGCAGACGCCAAGACCATCGCCTTCGGTGATTTCAGCTATTACTGGATCGCTGACCGCCAGGGACGTTCCTTCAAGCGTCTCAATGAGCTGTATGCGGCAACCGGCCAGGTGGGATTCCTTGCTTCCCAGCGTGTGGACGGCAAGTTGATCTTGCCGGAGGCAATCAAGGTGCTGGCGCAGAAATCTGCAGCATAATGGGGTCCCCGAAAAGCAGGATGCTTTTTGGGGAGAGGAGGAGCAACGGAATGAATGAGCTTTTCGTGCTTGCACGGAAACGAATGATATGGAGTTTGCGACGACGAAATGAGGGGAGGCGGCGGTGATGGAAGAACTGCTTTCAAAAGTAAAAGCCAATCTCATTCTGGAGCATTCGGCGGATGATGAACTTCTAAAGGGCTACATCACCGCCGCTGTTTCCTATGCGGAGAGCTACCAGCATATCCCGGAGGGCCACTATACTGAGAATGCAATGCCAGCCACTACCGAACAGGCGGTGATCATGCTGGCATCGCATTTCTATGAGTCCAGGGACGGCTCCACAGGCGGCTTCTTCGCAGACAACACCAATGCGGCGCAGCAGGTGTGGAACACGGTCAACCTTCTCTTACGGCTTGACCGGGATTGGAAGGTGTGAGTATGAGCTTTGGCAAGATGAACACCTTTATTTTAATCACAGAGAAACGGTTTACACAGGATGAGGACGGCTTTAAGACGGAAACGGATGTGACCGTGGCTGGGGTGCGGGCATACCGGGAAGGTCGGCATGGCAGTGAGAAATGGGCGAACATGGCGTCCTTCTCCACCGCCACCGACCTTTTTCGGTTCCGAGTGATTCCTGACCTTACCGTGACTACAGATATGCGGATTCTCTGTGAAGGACATACCTTCGAGATCACTTCTGTGGAGGATGTCAAAGGCAGAGGGATGTATCTGGAGGTACTGGGGACGGAGGTGAAAGCGGGTGGCTAAAGTGGATATCAAAATGCCGGACGCCTTTCTGGAAAAAATGTCACGGCTGGGCGCGGAGTTCGATTCTGTTGCCGAGAGCGTACTGGAAGCTGGCGGAGAGATCGTTCTGGCAAAGGTACAGAGCAACCTTTCTTCTGTAATCGGTTCAGGTACCAAGTATGACTCTCGCTCCACAGGTGAGCTGGCTCGTTCTCTGGGTCTTTCTCCGGCAAAGGTCAACCGTGACGGTAACCACGATATCAAGATCGGTTTTGCGGAGCCCAGGTCGGACGGCGACAGCAATGCCAAGATCGCCAATATTCTGGAATACGGCAAAAGCGGTCAGCCTGCAAAACCGTTTCTGAAACCAGCGAAAACGGCTTCACGCTCTGCCGCCATAAATGCGATGCAGGAGAAATTGGAAGAGGAGGTCAAGCGGCGATGAGCATACTTGCAGACATTCAGTCGGCGCTGTCCGATTTGGATATCCCCATTGAAACTGGCGTGTTCTCCGATGAGCCGCCGGAGGAATATGTGGTGGTCACGCCGCTTGCGGATACCTACGAGCTTCATGCGGATAACCTGCCGGAATATGAAACCCAGGAGGCACGGCTCTCCCTGTTTTCCAGGGGCAATTATCTGAAGCGGAAAAGGCAGCTTTCCAAAGCCCTGCTTGCCGCTGATTTTACCATTACGGACAGACGGTATATCGGGCATGAGGACGATACCGGCTATCACCACTACGCCATTGACGTGGCAAAAACCTATGAAACGGAGGAATGAGATATGGCTACCATTGGCCTTGATAAACTTTTCTATTCAAAAATCACGGAGGATGAGGACGGCAACGAGACCTACGCCACTCCGGCATCCCTTGCGAAAGCCATGACCGCAGAGCTTTCCGTGGAGCTTGCGGAGGCGACGCTGTATGCGGACGATGGCGCTGCGGAGGTGGTGAAGGAGTTCCAGAGCGGCACCCTCACCCTTGGCGTGGATGATATCGGCGCAGCCGCCGCATCTGACCTGACGGGAGCGGTGATCGACCAGAACGGCGTCATCATCTCCGCCAGCGAGGACGGCGGCGCTCCTGTAGCCATTGGCTTTCGTGCAAAGAAAGCAAACGGCAAGTACCGATACTTCTGGCTGTACAAGGTGAAGTTCGGCATCCCTGCTACCAACCTGACTACCAAGGGCGAGAGCATTGAGTTCTCCACGCCCACCATCGAGGGGACGGTCATGCGCCGCAACAAGGTGGACGGCCAGGGCAAGCACCCCTGGAAAGCCGAGGTCACCGAGGGGGACGCTGGCGTGTCCGCATCGACTATCACCAACTGGTACCAGGAAGTCTACGAACCGTCCTATGCGGAAACCACTGCGGCCTCTCTGGACGGCGAAGGTTAAGGAGGATCTGAGTCATGGATGAAAGAACAGCGATGGTCACCATCGGCGGCGTGGAATATGAGATGCTTCTGACCACCCGTGCTACAAAGCAGATCGCCGGACGCTACGGGGGCTTAGAGAACCTGGGTGAGAAGCTGATGAAAGCGGAGAATTTTGAAATGGCGCTGGACGAGATCGTCTGGCTCATTACGCTCCTTTGCAATCAGCCCATCCTCGTCCATAACCTGAAACACCCGGAGGACAACAAGCCGGAACTGACCGCCGATGAGGTGGAGCTTCTCACCTCTCCGATGGAGTTGACGGATTACAAGGACGCCATCATGGAGGCAATGTACCGGGGTACCAAGCGGAACGTGGAAAGTGAGCCGGAGGAAAAAAACACGGCGGCCGGGTAAGCGATGAAGAATTGTTTACCCGGCTTTTGTATTACGGCATGGCCCATCTGAGTCTCTCGCAGGATGAGGTTTGGCTCATGCCGTTTGGCTTGCTTATGGATCTCTGGGAATGCCATAAGCAGTTTATGGGGATCGCAAGGCCGAAGCAGGTGCTGACCATTGACGATGTGATTCCCTATGGAATCTAACGGGGTCCCCGGAAAGCCGCATGGCTTTTTGGGGAGAGGACGAATGACGGAATGAGCGAGTTTTCGTGTTTACACGGAAACAAGGGATATGAAGTCCATGAGGACGAAGGAAGGAGGTGCAGCCCGTGGCGGATAATTTCGGTCTGAAGATCGGCATTGAGGGCGAGAAGGAATTTAAAAAGGCCTTGTCTGAGATCAATCAGTCCTTCAAGGTGCTTGGCTCCGAGATGAAGCTGGTGTCCTCGCAGTTTGACAAAAACGATAAGTCCGTGCAGGCGCTTTCCGCAAGGAACACTGTGCTGAATAAGGAGATCGAAGCACAGAAAAACAAGGTGGAAACCCTGCGGGCTGCCCTCCAGAATGCCGCCGACTCCTTTGGTGAGAACGACCGCCGCACCCAGAACTGGCAGATCCAGCTGAATAATGCGGAAGCTGCCTTAAACGGCATGGAGCGGGAGCTTTCCGATAATGAGCGCGCCATTGAAGCCCTCTCCCAGGAGGAAACGGACGCGGCGGACGCTACGGAACGGCTCTCCCGTGAGATTGCCCAGCAGGAGGATGCGCTTGCAGGGATGAAGCGCGCTTATTCCAACGCTGTGCTGCAGTACGGCAAGGGCTCCGGCGAGGCAAAGGAACTGGAAGGACGCATCTCCCGGCTTTCCGGGGAACTTCGGGAAAACCGGGAGCGGATGAAGGACGCCGGGGATGTGGCGGAGGATCTTGGCGATTCGCTGGTGGATGCCTCCGAAGGGGCTGACAAATTAGGCTCTGGCCTTTCGGTGGCTACGGTGGCGATGGGCAACCTCATCGCCTCCGGCATCCAGGCGGCGCTAAACGGCATCAAGGAGCTTGGCAGCGCAATCTGGAACCTGGACGAAGCCACGGAGGAATACCGGGTAGCCCAGGGCAAGCTGACCACCGCCTTTGAGGCGGCCGGCTACAGCGGCGAGGCGGCGCAGAAATCTTACAACGAGTTTTACAAGATCCTGGGCGATACGGACACGGCAACGGAAGCGTCACAGCTGTTGGCACAGCTTGTGGAAAATGAGCAAGACATCACCAAGTGGACGAACATTGCCGCAGGCGTTTACGGCACTTTCGGCGATGCCCTCCCCATCGAGGGCATGATCGAGTCGGCAAACGAGACCGCCAAGGTGGGACAGGTCACGGGCTCCCTGGCGGACGCCTTAAACTGGGTAGGCATCAGCGAGGACGAATTCAACGAGAAGCTGGCGGCCTGCTCGGATGAGAGCGAACGGAACCGTCTCATCATGGAGACCCTCTCCGGGGCGTATGACGAGGCAAGCAGCTCATTTTACCGCAACAATGAGGCGCTGGTGGCTTCCAGGGAGGGACAGGCGCAGCTGGATGAGACCCTTGCGGGGCTTGGGGAGACCATCTCCAATGTGAAGAACAGCCTGCGGGCGGAGTTCCTTCCTGCCATTTCCGAGGTCATCTCTGCCTTTACCGATATGATAAACGGTGTGGACGGTGCGGATGAAGCCTTTGCAGGGGCCATCACGGGGCTTGTGAATACGGCGGTTTCCATGCTGCCGCAGTTTGTGGACACCGGGATGCAGATTCTGACCTCGCTTCTTTCCGGTATCATCCAGAGCCTTCCTGCCGTGGTAGAGGGCGCGGCGCAGATCATTGTTACCCTTGCACAGGGGATTGCGGAAGCTGTCCCTACCCTGATACCGCAGATTGTCCTTGTGGTGACGCAGATCGTGCAGACGCTGATTGAAAATTTACCCATGATCCTGGACGCTGCCCTGCAGCTGATTCTGGGACTGGCACAGGGGCTTTTAGACGCTATCCCCGTGTTGGTCGCAGCTCTGCCCGCCATCATCACGGCACTTGTGGAGTTTATCGTTGGGGCGATCCCCCAGATCATTGACGCCGGGATACAGCTTTTGACCTCCCTGGTTTCCGCACTGCCGGAGATCATCACGGCCATTGTGGCGGCAATCCCGCAGATCATAGACGGGCTGGTGACGGCGATCCTTGGCAGTATCCCGCAGATCATAGATGCCGGGGTAAACCTGCTGATCTCCCTGATCCAGAACCTGCCCACCATCATTACCACCATTGTGGGAGCGATCCCACAGATCATTACAAGCATCATAAACGCCCTTGTCGGGAACATCGATAAGATCATCCTGGCCGGCGTACAGCTTTTTGTGGCCCTGATCACCAACCTTCCGAAAATCATTGTGGAGATCGTAAAGGCGGTGCCGCAGATCATCTCCGCCATCGTGAAGGGCTTTGCAAGCGGTGTGTCCCAGATGGCAAATATCGGACTGAACCTCATCAAGGGCATCTGGAACGGCATCGGGAATGCGGCAAGCTGGCTGTGGAACAAGGTCAGCGGCTTCTGCTCGAACCTGCTTAGTAAAATCAAGGGCTTCTTCGGCATTTCCTCCCCGTCCAGAGAGATGGCGTGGGTGGGCGATATGCTGACCCAGGGACTTGCCGGCGGCATCGAGGACGGCGCAGGCGCGGCTATCAGCGCCGCAGAGGACTTAAACAACGGCATCCTTGGCGTGATGGACGGGCTGGCAGCGGATATGCAGAATGCAGTTCCTTCAAACTTTGCCTTTGACGCAAGCGGAACGGTCGGCTCTGTTTCCGGCAGCATGGGAGGCGTGGGTAGTTCCTCCTTCGGAACGCTCATCACCATCCAGCAGATGATTGTCCGCAGCGAGGACGATATCCGTAGGATCTCCCAGGAGCTTTACAACCTGATCCAGACCGGTTCCCGCGCCCAGGGAAGATTTAGTACAGCTTAAGGGAGGGATATGCTTTGGGCTTTTCATACAACGACATTACTTCAAAAAGCATGGGGCTGAAAGCAAGGCTGACCTCCTGGCAGGTCAGCGGGCGGCTCCGCAACTTTACCACGACCGTTCCCGGAAAGTATGGCGTTACCGACTTCGGAGCGGACTTTGACTACCGGGAAATCGTGGTATCCTGCAGCATCTTCCCAAGGCACAGCTTTCCCGCCCTGGTTTCCACGCTGGATGATATTGCGGCGTGGCTTGACCCGGTGGGCGGTTTAAAGCAGCTGATTCTGGATGATGTGCCGGACCGGTATTTTATGGCGAGGCTGAATGCTGCGGTGGAGTGCGAACGGCTCCTGCGCTCCTCCGGCAGCTTTGAGCTGACCTTTTTCTGCCCTGACCCCTTCGGCTATGCCATCGAGGATGAGACCTTTTCCATCACGGAAGCGGGAAACAGCACGGTCACGCGGCTCATCGGGAACATGGAGTCCAACCCCATTTACCGCATTGAGGGCGTGGTTACTTCCGGGGCAGGCAATTCCATCAGCATTACTACCAACGGGCAAGAGTTGAAGATCGTCAACGCCACCCTTGGGGCGGGCGAAACGCTGGTGGTGGATACCGACCGCATGACTGCCTATGTAGAGGATGAAAACGGCGTCACGGTGCGAAACGGGCTGCCGTATCTGGAGGAGCTGAATTTCCCCACGCTTTCTGTGGGCGACAATACTGTCTCCGTGGCAGTGTCGAACACTGTGTTTACGGGGCTTGAAATTCAGGCAAGGAGCAGATGGAGGTGAGCGGCGATGGCGCTAAAGACAATACTCAATCAACAGACAGACTTCACCGGGGAGTTCCCGGTCGAGTGGGCAAAGGGCGGATTGTGGCGGATGAACGAATCTGCTCCCGATGAAAACAACAATCTTCTGGATTCCTCCGGTGCGGAAAGGCCTGCCTTCATTAACAACTGGAGCGGCACCACCGCATCTATGCGGAGTGGGCAGAAAGGCAATTACTTTCGTTTTAACATCAACAGCCCTGCCACAGAGCAGACCTATCTGAAGGTCGCCAATGACGGCAGCATTTTCGCAGAGCTTGGAGGGCGTATCCTCTGCGGCGGCTGGATGAACCCCACCACCTATTCTGTGGGAAACACCTACTGCCCGATCTTCAACACAAGATACGGCCCCGGTCAGCCGATCTTCTACCTCTCCCTTTTCCGAGGCAGACCGAGGGTCATGCTCTATGACGATACCGGCTCCCTGATTCTGGATGAGACGGTCACGCCGCCCTTCTCCCTGGTAAACGGCGGCTGGTACTTTATCGCCTGCCTGATCGAGCCGGATAACAAGACGGCACAGTATGTGGTGGGCGACCGTGAAAGCGGGACTGTGTGGGCATCGGAGATTTTCACCTTTACCGGGGAACTGAACCGCTCCTGCACAGCGGATCTGATCCTTGGAATGCACGCCGATTCCTACTGGTATGCCGGAGGGCTGGACGACTGGTTTTTAGACTGCGATACCTCGCTTACTGCTGAGGACTTGATGGACTATTTCCGCTCCTCCCTGATGGCGAACGCCGGGGATACCTCCGGGAGCGTGGACGGCATTACCGAGCCGGGAGCAGTCACGCTCCGGGCATCCGGTGGTGTGTACCCGTCCGAGGGTGTGCTGACTACAGCGGCGGCGGACTGCAATCTCTCCGGCACGGGGCGTGTATCTGTGACCAGCGAGTACATCTCCGGCACTACGGCGGTTTCCCTGGTGGAGACTTCCACCAGCGATGACCTGGAGGAATGGAGCGATTGGGCGGCAGTCCCTTCGGACGGGAAACTGACCTCTCCCAACCGGGCATATATCCGTTTCCGGGTAACGCTCACGACTTCCGACACTGCACGGACGCCAAAGCTCATCGATATCCGGCTCTACGACATCCCAAAAGCGCCCTATGAGAAAATCGGCTACGCAAGGCCGGTGGTGCTGGACGGGAACGGCGCATGGGAGGCGGTGCTGGAGAATGCCTACGACATCATTGTCACGGGCGAGATCAACGGCGAGGACACCCTCTCCTTTAAGATCCCTTACCGGGATGGCAAGCGCGGATATATCGACAGCGAGAAGAAGATCCAGATCGTGGACGACGTGTACAAGGTCAGGACGGTCACCGATACCAGGGATACGGACGGCAGCGCCGTGACCGAGGTGTATGCGGAGGCGGAGTTCTATGACCTGACATTCTCTGTCCGCAAGGAAGAGCGCACTTTTGAAGCGGAATACCCGGAGACCGCAATGGCCTACGCCTTAGAGGGAACCGAGTGGAGCGTTGGGACGGTGACGGTTCGGACAAAGCGCACCTGGACCAGTACGGAAAAGAATGCCCTGTCCATCCTCAGAAATACAGCAGACCTTCACGGCGGCGACCTGGTCTTTGACTGCCCCAACCGTCTGGTGCATCTGCTGACGGTAAACGGCAGGGACAGCGGCGCGCTGTTTGCCTACAGGAAAAATATGAAATCCATCCAGCGTGTGGTAGATACCAGGGAGCTTGTGACAAGGCTCTACGCCTTGGGTGCGGAAGGGATGACCTTTGCGGACATCAACGGCGGAAAAGCCTATGTGGAGGATTTCACCTACACAAACGAGGTGCGCATCTCCACCCTGGACTGCTCCTCCTTCACGAATCCTTATCAGATGAAGGAGTACGCAGAGATGCGTCTGGCGGATTACGCAAAGCCAACCATCTCCTATGTGCTGAATGCGATGGACTTATCTGTGCTGACAGGCTACGAGCATGAAGCCTGGGAGCTGGGGGACTACGTCCGTGTGGAGGATAAGGAACTGGGGCTTTCGGTCACTACCCGCATCGTCCGCAGGGAATACAACCTGCAGGAGCCGTGGAACACGGTGCTGGAGCTTTCCACTACGCTCAAAAACTTAGGCAGCTCCGCCAGCCAGTGGGACAATGCAGCGGATTCACTGGAAGGCACCAGCATGGTGTCCAATAACGATATCCGGGAAATGGTTCCCTTTAATCTGCTGCGAAACTCCCGGGCCGATGACGGGCTGGCCTATTGGGTCAGCTCCGGCTTTGAGGCGGACGGCGTAAACGGCGCGTCCGGCACGGCTTCCTTCAAAGCGGAGGGCGTGGCGGGCATGACCAAAAGCCTCTCCCAGACCGTCTATCCCGCCAACCGCGCCAGCTACACCCTGTCGGCGCAGATCGGATCGGAAAATCTGGAGAAGCTGAGCGACGACGCCCAGGTGGGCATTGAAGTGGTCATTGAGTATGAGGACGGCAGCACGGAATCAAGATTCATTGACCTGTACTGATGGAAGGAGGGCAAAATGGCATATTTATCATCTACCTCCGCCAAAATCACGCCGGAGAATTACTCCGCCAGGGTCAAATCCATCACGGTGCGGGTGTGCATCACCAATTGTACCGGGATTCTTTATATCACGGACATCCTCCTGCAGGCAGGGGCGGTGGCCACGGGATGGGTAGGCCATCCCTGTGAGATGAAGTGGACGCTGGATGGGTAAGGTCGCTTTTATCCGGCTGGCGGAGGTCATTAACCGGAAACAGGATATGCGTGTCGTGAGCGTTACCGTGAAGCCTACCATCACGGACTGCTCCGGCACGATTTATTTTACCGACCTGCAATTGCAGGAAGGTGCAGCCCTGACGGGATACACGCCCCACACCGAGGTGTTCCTCCAAAAGTTCCGGGAGGACGGCGGGGTCAAGGCTCCCGTCTGGTTCAACGGCGTAGTGCGGGGCGAGGAAACGGTCATCCTCTTTAACCTGGGAGAAACCTCCGCAGGGCTGGATGTGCATCTCTACCCCAAGTCGGATATGGAGGGCGGCTCGGTCAAACTGGCCCAGGGTGTGGGCGGCCAGAAGGTTTCTTTTTCGGGTGCGCTCTCTGCGGAAGATGACCTTGCTCTCCTGGCATCCACACGGAAATGCACCCGAAACGGCAGCCCGGAGAAAAAAGAGGGATTTTACCAGTACAGCGCTGCCTGGGATTCCAAGCACAGGGTGACGCTTGCGGAGGGTAAAACGGCACGGGTATTGTTTGAAATGCAGGAAATGCAGGATGGAGGTGCGCTGCTCTGATGGACACATTAAAAGGCAAACAGATCATGGTATGGACATTCATGGGCAACGCCCGGATGTACGAAGCCCTGCGAGACTACGGCGACCGCATCAGCCAGATCGGGCTGTTCTCCTTTAAGGTAAGAGCGACCGGAGAAATCTATGAAAGTGGTGTGGCAATCTCGGATATGCTCACTTACATCAATAAATGGCCCCATATCAAGTGGCTTTTGACCGTGGCAAACGATGGCGCAAACAGCATCTTTCGCGCCCTGCGGGATAACACGGACGGGGCGCAGGACAGGTTCCTCTCGGAGATCATCCGCATCATGGAGAAATATCCCTGGTGTGACGGCATCGACATCGACCTGGAGCGTGGGGACGGCTATTCCACCCATACGGAGTCCACAGTAATGTTCCGCAACATCTACAATACGGTGAAAGCCTATGACCCTGCAAAGCACATGAACATCTGCCTGCCGGGAATGACCTCGGTAAACGGCTCGGTTGGCGGCGAGAACTGGTGTGTTTACGGCGACTTAAACGCTTACTGCGATACCGCGTCCATCATGTCCTACGGCATGGCATGGGCAGGCTCCGCGCCGGGGCCGGTTTCCCCAAGAAGCTGGCTGGAGGGCATCTACGACTACGCCACGAAGGTCATGGACCCGGATAAGATCTTCCTCGGTATGCCTGCCTACGGCTGGAACTGGCAGATTTACGATACGCCGGAGAACCTGGGGAAAACCTATCGGGGAACATCCAACACCTACTATGCCGCCAAGCTGTGGATGACGGGAGGCTACAATTTCACGGACGATGCGCCGCCGCAGCCCTTTCTCCCCATCGTGGCCTATTGGGACGATTACGATAAGGTGCCCTATGCCTTTCCCCATGTCTACGATTACATGGAAGGGGCGGACGCTGTTTCCCGTGAGTATCCCCAGCTTGTGGGGACATACAACCGCAGGCGATACCTGACCGCCTATGGCAAGGAGCAGAAGACAGAGTTCGGAACAATATACATCGACCATGATGGGGATAATTATTCCTCTGCATCCGGCATCGTCTCCATTGAAAACGGCATCGCCACCCTTGGCGATAACGGTTCGGTGACCTACAGCTTTAACGTTGATACGGCGGGAACCTACGATGTGGCGGTGCGGCTCTGCTATCCCTTCTGGGACAAAAACGGCATCTATGTAGCTCTGGACGGCAGCACAAAGCATTTCACGGAGAGCCGCCTGTGGTGGCCGTACTGGCGGAGTACCTTCTGGACTTCCCTTGCCGGTGGCGTAACGCTTTCCGCCGGGACGCATACCATTACGATCTCGGTGGATGTCAAAGGCGTGCAGTTTTACGGTTTCCGTGTCTGCTCCGCTTTCTCTGAGGAACCCTCTGCTGGGGAAGCGACCTTTGCCCTTGCGCCCAGGAGCTTTAAGGATGTAAATGGCAACATGGCGGTTCCCGATAAGGGCTTCAAGCTGACATTGGAGATGCTCCGCAGGAAGCCTGACTCCGCACTCGTCTGGTACGAGGATTTCCGGGATTACGGTGTGCTGGAGACAGACTACTGGACGGTACGCTCCGGCTCATGGAAGGTATGGCGTTCCGATGAATATTCGATGGAGCGTGTCTTCTCCCAGCTTGAAGGAAAGGGAGAGCTTGCCTGGAACTATGGCGGCTTTTCAGAGCTGCATCTTCGGGCAAGACTGGCGTTCCCAGCAGGCGGCAGGGCCGGTGTATTCTGCGGCAGCCTGTTCTGCTGTTTGAACTATGATACCCAGGCGGTGGAACTATACAATGGCTCCACGCTCCTTGGCAGCTACAGCCAGGAGATCGCAAGGACCGCATCGGCGGATCTGAGAGACAATCCCTCCATGTACACGGTGGAGATGCGTATCCGAGGGAACCGGGTGCGGGTGTATTCCGGCTCCTCCTACACCCTGCGCTTTACGGCGGCGGTCAGCGGCTTTACAGGAGGCTATGCCGGATACCGCTCGGACAATACGACTGTGTGCGAGCTTTTGCGTCTGGGGGATGCCTGGACGTATGAGCCATATGAACGGTTTGATGTCCAGATGCCGGACGGCAGCTTTAAAAGCTACGGCAGGATATCCCGCTCAAGCTGCACCTGGGATGAGGAGTTCCAGGTGTTTACGCTGACCTCCGATGTGGAGGAATCCTCCACCCGGAGCGAGGACATCTCCCTGGACTACGACTTTTTCCACTCTGACCTTCTGGAGATTTCCTGCGGCGGGAATTACACGGCGAGGATCATACCAAAGGACATCAACATCTGGATATCCCGGCTGTTCCTCGGCGATGCGGACGGATTCTCCATCCTTTACTACCAGGATGTGGACTCCCTTGTCTATTGGGCGAACCAGGCGGCATACCGCTGGAAACTACGGGGAATGTGTATGTGGTCCCTGGGTCAGGAGGATATGCGTTTATGGGAATATCTGCCGAAGCAGATTTAACAATATACTTTGGGAATCAGCGACTGCTCTTCGGAGTGGCCGCTTTTTTCATACACAAAATCAAGAGGAGGTAACAACATGAAGGAATTTTGGAATGTGATCCAGATGGCGTTCACCGCTGTGGGAGGGTGGCTTGGCTACTTCCTTGGCGGAAACGACGGGCTGCTTATCGCCCTTGTGGTGTTTGCGGTGGCGGACTATATCACGGGCGTGATGTGTGCCGTATCGGACAAGAAGCTCAACAGCCAGGTGGGATTCAAGGGTATCTGCCGGAAGGTGCTGATTTTCCTGCTGGTTGGGATTGCCCACATCCTGGACGTGCAGGTCATTGGAACAGGCTCTGTACTTCGCACGGCAGTCATTTTCTTCTACCTGTCCAACGAGGGTGTGAGCATTTTGGAGAACTCCGCACACCTGGGCCTGCCCATCCCGGAAAAGCTGAAAGCGGTGTTGGAGCAGCTCCATGACAGAGCGGAAAACGAAAAGGAGGACGAATAATTATGGCTTACACAAACAGTTCACTGGTATCTTACACAAAACTCAGCCCCAACCACTCCGGGCAGAGGACGCACGCTATCGACCGCATCACGCCCCACTGTGTAGTGGGACAATGCTCGGTGGAGACGCTGGGGAATATCTTTCTGCCCACATCCAGACAGGCAAGCTGCAACTACGGCATCGGCGTGGACGGTAGAGTCGGAATGTATGTGGAGGAGAAAAACCGCTCCTGGTGTTCTTCTTCCAGCGCCAACGATCAGCGGGCCATCACCATCGAGTGTGCGTCTGATGCCACAGAGCCGTATGCCTTTAAGGATGTGGTCTACCAGAAGCTGATCACCCTTTGCGTAGACATCTGCAAGCGAAACGGCAAGAAAAAGCTCCTGTGGCTTGGCGATAAGGACAAGACGCTCTCTTATGAGCCAAAATCCGATGAGATGGTGCTGACGGTGCATCGCTGGTTTGCCAATAAGTCCTGCCCTGGAAACTGGATGTATGCCAGAATGGGCGATCTGGCGGAGAAGGTCACGGCGCAGCTTGGCGGCAGTTCCGGCAGCACAGGTACATCGGCTACGCAGCTTTACCGTGTCCGCAAGACCTGGACTGACAGCAAGTCGCAGAAAGGCGCATACAAGATCCTCTCCAACGCCAAGAAATGCGCTGATGCCAATCCGGGATATAGTGTGTTTGATGTAAACGGTGTAAACATCTACACATCGAAAACAACAGCCGCAGAGGTTCCATTCCTCGTAAAAGTCAGCATCTCCGACCTCAATATCCGCAAAGGGCCGGGGACGGACTACGCCAAGACCGGGAAGTTTACCGGCAAGGGCGTGTTCACCATCGTTGAGGTGAAGTCCGGCAAGGGCTCCACGGCGGGCTGGGGACGGCTCAAATCCGGCGCGGGCTGGATAAGCCTTGATTACACTACAAGAATTTAACACCATTCTTAGTCTGTAGGTGTCTTCAAACATCTGCAGACTTTTGCTTTTCTCTGTTCAAAACTGTCAGTCTGTCGATATCATAATACGACATTATGGCCCATCGCGAATTCTTCTGCGGTGGGCCATTATTTTTTTGCTCTTTCGTTCAAGACAGTCATTTCCCTCCAGTGGATAGTGAGAGGTTCCCTCTCGGATTGGAGGACGATCTCATGACCAATGAGCAAAGAGAAAAGATAACAAGCCTGCGACATCAGGGCTATGGATATACGGCGGTCGCCAACAGCGTCGGCTTGTCAAAGGACAGCGTTAAAGCCTACTGTCGCTCCCACGGACTCGCTGGCGAAAAAGCCAAGAGTCACAGCCTTGCAGAGGTTCCAACGCAGCTTTGTTTGAACTGCGGAAAGGCGCTAATACAACTTCCTGGACGAAAACAGAAGAAGTTCTGCTGTCCAGAATGTAGGATATCATGGTGGAATGCTCATCCCGAGGCCGTAAAGCAGAAGGCAGTCTATACCTTTACCTGCCAAGAGTGCGGGAAGGAATTCACGGCTTATGGCAACGCCAAACGCAAATACTGCTCCCACTCCTGCTATATTGCAGCCCGGTTCAAAGGCGGTGATGTCTGATGAGCAAGGAGAAACTCCGCAATGACATGCTCTATCATGCAGCGATTTCAATGGCAAAATCCATGCTCGAGAAGGGCCTGATTACCAGGGAAGAATATACTGAGATTGATACAATTCTTCTCGAGAAATACCGACCATATTTGGGTACATTATTATCCGAAAACGCTTGATATTTCGGCCTTTTAGAGTGATATATAGACACTACCGAAAGGAGGAATTTCATTGAAAACAGTAGAGAAAATCAAGCCAAAGCTGCCTGCTCTGAAAACAAGAAAGCGAGTCGCTGCCTATGCCAGAGTATCGATGGATTCCGAGCGGATGCAGCACTCGCTTTCTGCACAGGTAAGCTATTACAGCGCACTGATTCAAAAGAACCCCGAGTGGGAATATGCCGGAGTTTTTGCGGATTACGGAATTTCAGGCACTGGCACCAAAAAGCGCGAGGAGTTCAATCGCATGCTGGCAGAATGTGAAGCCGGAAACATCGACATCATCCTGACTAAGTCGATTCAGCGCTTTGCGAGGAACACCGTGGACCTATTGAACACGGTACGGCACCTGAAGGAACTCGGCATTGAGGTGCGCTTCGAGAAGGAAAACATCAATTCCCTTAGTGGTGACGGAGAACTGATGCTTTCTATCCTCGCATCTTTCGCACAGGAAGAAAGCCGTAGCATTTCTGAGAACGTTAAATGGGGCACGATCAAACGATTCAAGCAAGGCATTCCCAACGGAAAGTTTTCAATATTCGGATATGAGTGGCAGGATGATAAGCTGGTCATTATCCCAGAGGAAGCGGAGATTATCCGCTGGATGTATTCTGAGTACATGAAAGGCGCATCCCGGATTGAGATTGGAAGAGCCTTGATGGCCAGAGGCATTTATACCCGGCAGGGAAAACCGTGGGTGGATTCCAATGTGAAGGTCGTCCTGACGAACATTACATACACCGGAAACATGCTTTTCCAAAAGGAGTACTGCGAAGACCCCATCACCAAACGCCGCAGGAAGAATTATGGTGAGCTCCCACAGTACTTTGTTGAAGATACCCACGAGGCAATTATCCCGATGGATGAATGGCAAGCGGTGCAAGCTGAATTCAAGCGCAGACGGGAGCTTGGCCCCTTTGGAAACAAGTCGCTGAAGCTCTCGGCTTTTTCCACCAAAATTACCTGCGGCTGCTGCGGCAAGCACTACCGTCACAGCGGAAAGCGCAACACCGCCGGTGAGGTTTACTACATCTGGACCTGCCAGACAAAAAGCCAGAAAGGTGTGTCAGCTTGCTCCTCAAAGAACATACCGGAGAAGATGCTCCAGAAAATCACTGCGGAGGTGATGGGACTCGACGAATTCGATGAGGGTGCTTTCAACCAGCAGATTGAGGAGATCGTCGTCATTGGAGACAACACCTTGACTTTCCGCTTCTACGATGGCCACGAAATCACAACACAATGGCAATCAACCGCTAAGACCGACTGGTGGACAGACGAGCGCAGAAAGCTCTGGGGAGAACGCCACAAGCGCAAGGATACGAACCCGAACAAGAACGCATTCCACGAGTTCACCGGCTTCATCAAATGCGGCTGCTGCGGAGCCAATTATCGCTGCCAATCTGGAAAGCGCAAGGACGGTACACCGACACGATCCTGGTACTGCACCGGTCCGAGGGATCAGTGCCATAACCCCAGCGTCCGGGACGAGACCATGAAGCAACTGGTGACCGATGTCCTCGGCCTTGACAAGTTCGACGAGGACACGATGGATGCCCAGATTGAAAGTGCCACAATCCTCAATCACACAGTTACATTCCATTTTCGGAACGGCCACACCGAATCCAGGGACTATTTAGATAAACGGCACAGCACACCATGGACCGAGGAACGGAGAGAAAAAGTCAGAAAATCCATGAAGGCCGCATGGACAGACGAACGCCGGGAGCAAATGAGTGAGAGAATTAAGAAAATAAGGAGCGAAAAGAAATGGCCAAAGTCGTAACCACGATACCGGCGACGCTGTCACGCTTCACGGCGGCATCGATCAACAGCAAAAAGAAGCGACGTGTGGCAGCCTACGCTCGTGTCAGCACCGACCATGAAGAACAGCTGACCAGCTACGAAGCGCAGGTCGATTACTACACTAACTATATTAAAGGTCGGGACGATTGGGAGTTCGTCGGCGTCTATACCGACGAAGGCATCACCGGGACAAACACCAAAAAGCGCGAGGGCTTTAAACGCATGGTGGCTGACGCCCTCGCCGGGAAGATCGACTTAATCATCACAAAATCGGTCAGTCGTTTTGCCAGAAACACGGTCGATAGCCTTACCACCATCCGCTCCCTGAAGGAACACAATGTCGAGTGCTATTTTGAAAAAGAAAATATATGGACCTTTGATGGCAAGGGCGAGCTTCTTTTGACAATCATGTCCTCACTGGCACAGGAGGAGTCCAGATCCATTTCCGAGAACTGCACATGGGGCCAACGGAAGCGATTTGCGGATGGCAAGGTCACGGTTCCGTTCAAACGGTTTCTGGGCTATGACATGGGTCCAGACCACAACCTCGTGATCAACCCGGAACAGGCCAAACTGGTCAAGCGCATATATGGGATGTTCCTTCAAGGACAGTCGCCATTTCAGATTGCCCGGATTCTAACCGAAGAAGGCATTCTTTCGCCCGGCGGCAAGAACCATTGGAATCCCAGCAACATCAAGAGCATTCTCACGAACGAAAAATACAAGGGTGATGCGCTGTTACAGAAGTCTTTCACCGTCGATTTCCTGACCACGAAGAAAAAGGCCAACGAAGGCGAAATTCCGCAGTATTATGTCAAAGATAACCACGAGGCCATCATCGATCCAGAAACCTTTGAGATGGTGCAGACCCTGATGGCCACTCGCAAAAGGGGCTGGAATCGGAAAAGTTCGGTCAGCATTTTCTCCAGCAAGATCAAGTGTGGCGACTGTGGCAGTTGGTACGGGCCTAAAGTCTGGCATAGCAATGATGCCTACCGGAAAACCATCTGGCAATGCAATCATAAATTCGACGGGCAGAAATGCGCCACACCAACGCTCACCGAAGAGGAAATAAAGGAACTGTTCCTCCGTGCCGCCAATCAGGTGATCGACCAAAAAGATCAGTTCATATCCGTATATGAGCAGGTTCTTTCAAAAAGCCTCGACACCAGGTCTCTTGAACGTGAGCTTTCGGAGCTGGAGGCGGAAATCAACATCGCTGCCGAGCTCATCGAGGAGTGCATCAAGGAGAATTCCCACGTTGCCCTCGATCAGGCTGACTACCAAAAACGCTACGACGCTTTGGTGGCTCGGTTCGATAAGGCCAAAGCCAGACACGCCGAGGTCACCGATCTAATTACCGAGCACACAGCCCGAAAGCACCAGATTGAAACTTACCTGCAGGAGCTTCGAGACCGAGAGCCGCTGACGGAGTTTCGGGAAACCGACTGGCTGGCGATGGTGGATTACACCACCGTTCACAGCAGGGATGATATCCGGGTAACATTCAAGGACGGCATGGAGATCAAGGTATAGCGCACACAATAAGATAGGCACCGGACGGCTATTCATTTGACCGACCGGTGCCTTTGTTGTTATCTTTTAGGTTTGAATTTTGCACTATATGCTTTTACATCTGCATCTTTCATGAGCCAGCCGAACTTCTGAAGAAACTGCAATTTTTCGTCATCCGTTATCCATTCCTGAAGTGTGTGCAATACGCCTTCATATCGTTCATTTTCCTTACCGTTAAAGAACTTGCCTCCTGGCCCCTGCTTGAACATGGCTGGAAGACCATTTTTTATTGCTTTCCAAATGGTAGACCCACCTGAGGTGGTTATGTCGTTACCCACTATCCCGTCTAAAGCTCCAGAAGCCAACTTCTCTAAAAGATTCTTTTCTTCATTCGTCATTATCGTTAATCCTCCATCCTGTTGATGCTAATGCTCTCTGAATCATACGCTCCGATAGGGTATTCTCGAATCCAGCCATTAATACGCACCAGACGCCCACATCCTGCGCACTCATAGTTGTCTTCAGAATCAAAGCTGTAAACAATGTCCGGCCCCATCCCGTTTTCATTTTCGTCACTGCTTTGATCATATACATAGTCGTCCAGATCAACAGCTGTAACTATTCCACAGTGCGGACACCGAATATTCCTGGACAGCGAGACCGGATAATATCCGTCATCTATATCCATAAAGATTTCGCCAGCCAGCTCCCTGCGTTTGATGAACTGCCAATATTCCTCAGTCGGCATTGAATCGTATTGGACATCTGCGGAGAACAGTTCTTCAGAGAGGGCTAAGGAACCTGTCATGCGTTCAATTTCCTCACGAATTGCATTCTGGCGATCGTTGATAGCCTCTCGCAGCGATTTTGCACCGGTCTGGACTTTCTTTATATCCGCACATGATAAGCCAGACTTAGTAAGTATAACGAGCCGTTTCAGGTTTTCGAAGTCCCTGAAGGTATACTCTGTTTTCCCGTTGACTATGGGATTCTCGGGAACAAACACTCCCTCCTTTTTGTAATACTTGATCCGCTCTCTTGTAATGCCGAGCGCATCGGTGATGTCTTTGGTCTGCATATACACAGCACCCCCTTTCAAAAACCATTCTAACAGGTGGGGACTTTGTCCCTGTCAATAGCCTTTTAAAAATTTTTTCTGTTTTCAGATTGCAGTTTTACATTCATCCCCAGCATGTATTTGCCGATCTTCTATGGTTCATTGTCAAACCCAGCGCATATAATCCGCAGCCCATCTGGCGTCAACATTCTGCTGTGTAACACATTGGCTTGATGCTAATACTCTTCGTATTCTTTATTTGAGATCTTCGTCATCTACACTTTCTCCTATAAAAACAGCCGGGACACCCCGACTTTCAAAACTTACCCCTCAGACACCAACTTACGCCTCAAGCAGCAAAGTCAGCGGAGGAATCATTAAAACGTATCAATCTCGGTGCTTTTATTTCTAAAAATGTGGTATCAGGGTCGCAAAATAATTCCTGCGGCAAAAGGTCAAGCATTTTTTTCACTACATCGGGCGGAGTGAAAACCTCATCGTTTGAAAGATTTGCAAGGCACGAAAGCACATCAGGCGTGTGCTGTGTTTTGTCCTTATAGATTTTATCAAAAAAACTGTCAGCCATTTTCCCATATCCTCCTGTAATTTATAGGCGGATATTCACATATCGGCACCGCCATATATTCCTTTGTCACGGGGTTTTCGGACAAATAACGATTTATATCATTTTCCGCATCAAACAGCGTATTTTGCCTTTGTTCCGGCTTTTCGTTTGCTTTAAGCAACACATCAAGGCGAAAATCACGCCTTTTCAGCTTTGTTGCGAGCATCAGGCTCCATTCCGGAAAAATTATCGGAGTATCGGTGTCATTTTGGTGTTCGTCAACGCACATAAGCGTTAAGGCGTTGCCACATAAAATATTTTTCTCTAAAATGTATTTAACCGATTTGCGTGTATCGTCATTGCATTGCTTTTTGCAGACAGATTTGTATTCCTTTTCCCAAATGGCAAACAGCCGCTTGCGACATTCCTTGGCGTTGTCCTGCATAATATCAACACCGTAAATACTTGAAACAGCAAGCACGGAATATCGGTCAAAATCATACGGATTGCTTTTATAAAGTCGTTTGACGGTCGCAAGCTTTCTTGCGAGAATTTCGGTAAGGAAATTGCCCGTTCCGCAGGCGGGTTCGAGAAAACGGCTGTCGATACGCTCGGTTTCCTGTTTTACAAGGTCGCACATTGCCTTTACTTCACGCTCGGCGGTGAAAACCTCGCCGTGTTCAGTCACACGTTGTCTGGATTTTATTTGTTGTTGCACTTAATCACCCGTTTTGAGCAAATTTATCAATTAATTCTGAGTAAATTCGTTTTTATATCAAATATTATAGCATAATGATGCAAATTTATCAAGTTGCACCTGTTACAATTTGATTATAAATCAAATTTGAGGTGGATAAATGAATGATGCTTTTGATTTCGGCTTGATTCTGAAAGGACTCAGAAAAGAAAAAGGCTGGACGCAGGAAGAACTGGCAAATAAAATAAACAAGGAAAGCTCAATAATCAGCAGATATGAAAAAAATCTGCAAAGCCCTACTTTTGATACGGTAAGAGCGTTTTCGGCTTTATTCAACGTTTCTATGGACTATCTGTCGGGTATGGAACGTCAATCGAATATTTCTACTATAGGTCTTAACGAAAAGCAAAGGAATATAATAATGCAGTTAATTCAGCAATTCCGTGAGCATAACGTAATTACAAGCAAACAGCTTACCGATAAGCAATCGTGTTTACTCGGTCAGATACTGGCGGAATTCCTGAAATAA